TAATATTTAGGTTCCAAATTATTTTCAGGTCTCTCAATATCTCATCAGCGCTCATTAAGAACGATTCAGCTTTCCTCTTTTTCAGGTATGCAATTCTATTTGCAATTTTAGTGTTTTTTAGTAATACATTTGCATTAACAGACGCACCATTATTTCCTTTCATTTTGTATCCAGCATTCAAATAAGCATCCCCCATCGATGTGCCACTTACCATATTCATGCAGAATTGCTCCCATCTTGAATTTTCGAGTGGTGAGCTGGGATCGAGGTTCTCATTTACTATCTTTCGTTTCTTTTTCATGTCAACTACACGTCTCCATTTTCTCAAAATTTACCCTCTCGCTATAGTAGCCATTTGAGCCACCATACCATCTTATTGTTACGGTACCTTTTACCGTCCCAATTTTATAGAAAGTCCAGGTAAACGATTCGTAGTATTCCGGCATGTTGACTCCGTCCGGTATTTCGTTATCATGAGTGACCTCTTCTGCCAACAAAATGGGGGTGTTCAGCAGATCGTTTAGATCTCCGCAAACATCTTCGATCACTACGTTTTCGCAGCAATTCTGATCGTGGTATAACCTGTACCTATTTCCTGTATCGGTTGTGAAGATGATCTCATCGCCAACATTGCCCCTTTCCTTCAATACCTCGACACTAACCAACACATTGCCGACTAATAATTCAAAGCTTACCTCGTTATCTATCATAACACGCTACCATCCAAAACCACATTTCGGGCATTTATTCTTTTTCTTATCATCCCCTTCTTTCTCATTTATTACCGGATCCTCATAATAGCACATTTTAAACGTCCCCATGTTCACTCCGGCCGGGGCAATCACTGTTTTGATCTTATAGAAGTCGAGGTTATTTATCTCTATGTACTTATGCAGCTCATTGTCTTGTATTCTCCCATATTCCGATAGCATAAGCAATAACATCGCTTTAGCTTCCTTCTCGCTATCAGCATAGATTTCAACACAGGCGATTTCTGTTTCCGGGGGATATCCCATGCTCCGCAGAACGAAAGTCCGCTGCCTGCCGTCAAGGATTTTGTCTCCCCAGATGCGCACAGGGTCGCAATAACCAAATTCTTTGATGGCCTTTTCTAATTTCTTTGCCTTTGCTTCGTTTAGTTCTTTCAGATTGCCCTGGAAGTTTTCAAGTTCAGCTAAAGTCTTATAAACAATTTTCCCTACTCTATTTCTTAGTTCCATGGTTATCTTCCCGTTTGGTTGACCAGCATCACAGCTATTTCCATTTCAGAAAGCGCATTGTCTACGGAACCTACAGCATCGCACAGGCTTCTATTGGATACGATTAGCCCCCTTGTTACCAATACAATTCTGGCTACATTTCGCTTCTTTTCAATCTTTGCCTGCTTGCTGCGGTCAAAAGTACCATACTCAAGAAACAGTCTCAAATTAAACAGGTAATATTTTAACTTCGTTTTGATACCGAAATGCCTTAACTCCCGGATGTGATTTTTTATCTTCATGATCTTAATATAACATGACTTTCAATATTTTTCAACTTTCTTGTTTTGGTTGCAAGTTTTTCGCTATGCATTTGTTTAGCATTCCTTCTATTTCGTGAGCCATTAACTCGTTATTCACGCACAGCCTTTATTGCATATGGGTGCCGAACTTTCAACTCCTTATCACCGAAAGCATTCGTTTTGCGTTTCCCTGCACATCTTTTAGCCATCTTATTCTCCTTCTAATAATTTTTTTAATTTTCCTCTTCTACGTAATTGTTTATATTTACGCCTACTTTCCTATCCTCATCTGTTATGCCGCAATCATCCAGGTTACCACTAATGCCAGTTGCATCGCCATGAACACCAAAGGCATTGCCATAAATTCCAGACTTATCGCCTTTCAAATTCCCGTCGTTAACAAGCAGCTTTACGCCCTTCGCTTTTCTTAGTTTTTTTGATTTTTCTTTCATGATATTATCTCCTTATTTTACTGGCAATCCCTTAACTTCCGGGATTAACCAGCCTTTCTCCAATTCTGTTTTTATCTTATTTTCTGCAATTTCGCAGAACTTTTCGTTGCCATCACACCCTATAGTATTTCGTCCTAATTGAATGGCCCTTGCGCACGTGGTACCGGTTCCACAAAATGGGTCAAGAATTATCCCACCTTCCGGACACCCAGCGATAATCGGTTTATCTATTAGGTCTGGATTATAGGCGGCGCAATGGCCTTCCTTAGATGGTTTAACTGTTATATCCCAGAGGTCGGATACGTCACCTGGGTTTTTGCCAGATTTCACCGAGTTAAGATCAAAGTAATAATCCCTTTGCTTAGTAAATAAGAACACGTATTCATGCTTCCGAGAGAACCTGTCAATAACTCCCTCTGGCATACAGTTACGTTTTGCCCAAACAATAGTATTCCTGAGAATCCAACCCCGGTCGACACAGCCTATCGCGAAACGGTGCGGAATAAGCAAAAGGCATTTCTCTGACATGCCTGGCGGTGGGTGTCTATATCCTAATTTTGACAAAGACTCCATTCCTTTTATTGTTTTCTGCTTCCCACCCAATTTATTCGCACTACTCCGCCCACCCGCGCTGTAGGTATCTCCCAGGTTAATCCACATAGTGCCGGTATCTTTTAGTATCCGATGGGCGAATCCCATGAATTGCCATAAGTGCTCTAAATATTCCTGGAATGTTGGTTCTAATCCCCATTGCTCCTGATATCCATAATCCCTTAACTGCCAATAAGGCGGAGAAGTAATAATGCAATCGATGGATTTGCTGGCAATTTCTGATATTAATTCAAGGCAATCCTTATGATATATTTTATTCACTTGTATATTATCTCCTTTTTCTCTCTATTAACCAGCAGCACCGATAGCCTTTGCTCCGCTATCTTGACATGTTCAGCTACCTTATCGCAGCCTATGAAATCTCTATTCATCCCGGCTGCAGCCAGTAGACTTGACCCGCTGCCGGCATAAAAGTCCCCGATCAGATCACCCGGTCGACTTGCAAGCGTTACCAGGTAAGCGAATATCTGCACTGGCTTTTCAGTTAGGTGCGCCTCTCTGCCGACCTTTGTTGACGCCGATGGTTTCGGCACTGGTAGGAATGGGTATGTTTTGGGCAACTTTTCGCGGCACCAAGAATCGAAACAAAAATATCTGGTATATGAGCCGGAATCCTGATAACCGGTCGAGGCTTCACTTTTATTTCCAAATATACCTTTTTTACTTCCACTGCCAGATTTTCCGCCATTTACAATAGACTTTGCAGGCCTTGATTTTTCACATTCTCCGGTATCAAGTAGGTCGCCCTGGACGAGCAGGTTTGTGGGGTATCTGCCGTCAAGTCGTTTCCATTGATTCTCTATTCCGTAATTATTAATTAATTTTCCACCAACAAATTTATCCTGCAATCCGCTTACCTCCCGTCGTGTATCCTCGCCCATCAACGGCACCCTACACCTATCAAGCCAGGTGCAAGCATGGCCGTTCATTATTGTCGCTGTGACGTAATCGCTTAACTTTGTATCTCGGTACGGGGTAGACTCGACTAATTTTCCATCAATCCACAACTCATCATTTAAGGCCGGATTAATGGCGATCTTTCTGATAGTTTTCGTCTTTTCCCTTTTGGTCTCGAAATAATCTATTTTATGTTTTTCCCAGATTTCCGACCGCTTCACTTTCTCTACTGGCTTCATGGCCGTGATTATTATTTCCAGGCACGGCTTCGGACGGTACCTAACGTATGCACCGTCAAATTCTTTTGCAAGGTCGGAAGCTGGGGCGGTGATTTTCCCTCCCTGCGTTACTGTTTTGCGATACCCCTCTTTTACTCTTTTTACAGAAATACCATTCGGCCTTGTGTATTCCTTTATAACCTCTCCCTCCACTCCCAGCCTCTTATCGATCATTTTCGACACATTAGCACCCAACCCAATCCCGGTAGCATATGTCCAATAAATTGACGGGAAGTCAATCATGAACCCAGCATCTTCGATAAGCCTGGTCATCCGGTAAAGCAGGTCCTGCCTGGGAGATGAGAACACGAAACAGAACGCGCCGGGCTTCAATACCCTGAACATTTCAAGAAAGGCTTCCTTCGACGGTAAAACCTTGTCCCAACTCACTCCCATAAGCTTCATCCCGTAGGGAGGATCCGCGGCTATCATATCAAGCTTATTGTCCGGGATTCTTTTCAGTAATTCGATATTATCGCAGTGGTAAACTTTATTCGTCAATATTTTGGGTTCCATTTCACAAATAACCTCCTAATGATATACGTTCTGGCAATACTCATTACCGTAAAGAACAGCACTACCGATATGCTCTCTATGTATGACCTTGAAAATATAAGGTGATAGAGAATCGCGTTCAGTATGAATCCAACCGTGGTATTGCTTACCGCCTCGATAAAGCTTTTCTTTTTGGTCTGGGTGTGCATCCGCTTCGTCACTTTCTAAAGCTCCTCAAATTTCTTTTCTGTCCGCATAAATACGGAGCATTGGTCTTGAGTCCCAGTAATTTCAATCCTGCTACAGTGTGCCGCGTGCTCGCAAAGTAAACTTGTAGCATCGCAGTCCAAACTGCCGTGTATTTCGGTGGTCGAACTCACACCCTTCTCTTCCATTAATTTTGTCAATAATTCTGATAATTTTAAAATGGTCATACTTTTCTCCTTTAATTTAATTTGGCTTTCGGTGCCATAAATTTGTCGTGCCACAGCCATGCCAACACTACAGCCTTTTCTTTAGTTGTTAAACAGTAAAATTCTTTTCCAAAAAAAAACTTTGCCAACTGGTATGTCTCGTCTTTTTCTTTTATATTCATTATACTACCTCTTGTTTTTCATAAAACATCGAACATTTCCCGCAAAAATTATCTTCCTGGATAGGAATCAGCATAGTGAGAATGTTTTTTGCTATATTATTGTTTCCACTTTTTTGTTCATAATTGTACTCAAAATGTGCAAGCCAGACCTTGCAACCCTTCCAGTGCACACACCTTTTGCAATACTCCTCTTCGTACTGGTCGGCTTCACAGCCATTACTAAAGTATCCCATCATCTACACCATTCAAGATTGTAACTTCCATATAATTCGCAAGCCTCGTACATTTTGGCAGGGATTACTTTTAGCCTGCTGTATGAAGGCGTGAAATACTTAACCCCATCTTTCACAAAGCAGCAAATGAGCATAAGGTTTCTGTTTTTCATGACCGTTACCCCGTCTTTCTTTAGCAATGCGCCCCAATACACGAAGCTCAATAACTCCTCATATGGTTCATGTCTCCCCTGGATAAGCAGTTCTATTTTTGCTATTTTTGCCAATTTACCTTCGTTTTTATATTCCGCTATCATTACGATATCTCCCACCTGCACCGGGCTATTATTTTTTATGAATTCACCTATAACCGTGGTAGATTCTTTTCGCACATTGTACCGGTAATCGCTGAACTTCTTTGATCTTAATTCAATTAATTTTTCTTTCATCTTAAGCTCCTCTTTTTTTAAATTCATCGTATGCGGCAAGTATCTTCTTTGCCTCATGTATTTGGCTATTCAATAGACTGCAATACGACCTGTCATCGCTAAAGCTCTGCAGCGCATCGTAGTATTTGCCGATTGTATTTTCCATATATTCTCTGAAATTTTTTGGTTCATCTGCGTTCATTTTCAATCTCCTCAGTCATAGAAAAGGCAATCATCACACAGAAACTTATCGCCAGATTTACACTCAAAACACATCATCCGCTCAACACACCCACAGATCAAACATTGTAGCGCAGGCTTTTTGCCGCTTACCACTCGCTTAGTATTCTTAAAGTTGTTTGCAGCTAAGTCGATATCGCAATCAGGGCAATTGTATTTAATTGATTTTTGCTTCATTCTTTTGCCTCCTATCTTTCGTAAAACATCGAACATTTCTCATTGTTCATTCCCCCTACGTCAAGTGAAATAAGCATATTTAGGATTTTCCTTCCTACGTGTTTCTCTTTATCATGTAACCTGTGAGCATACATTATATGAGCTAAATGTACAGAGCAATCACCGCAACGCACGCACTTCTCGCAATAGATCGCCTCATACACATCCAATTCCGACCCACAACTAAAGTATCCCATCATTTGTCTCCCTTTCCCCAATAAATTAGGTTCATATGCTCGTTATAGTGCGGCTTGAAAAAGTCTGCCATTTCGGAGAAGTTATTCCAGCCGTCCATGATCGCAAGTCTTTCCAATATGCCGACGGGGTGCCTTTCCCAATCAACATAATCGGCTCTCCAATATAGAGCATCTATCAGGAAATCACTTTCCACTCTGACATAATCCAAACCCCACGGAATAAACCTGATATCCCACACCCCGGTACATTCCTTCTCTTTGCCCTTCTCGAATATCCGCTTACATTGGGGCGTTCTCAAGCCGGTATACATATATAGGGTATCTCCTGGATACGCTGGTACCTTGCCATCTTTCCGCTTTACCCTGTTAGTCAACACTTTCGTACCGTCAACTATTTTCTGGCCGAACTGTTTCTTGAATCCTACCAACATTTCATACCTCCTTTAAAATTTTTCAAATCCGTACCCGAAAAAATAAATAACTTCCCAGTACGTCTCCTCATCGAAATCCGGATCATCGACCCCGCACATGCCGCCATGCAAAATATCTAACACATCCCCGCCATACAAGTCTCCTTCCCCGCTACCACAAAGAACATAATAGCACGGAATGCAAATGTAGGTATTTAATATTTTTTTATGGTTGGAGCAGGCTATTTCCACCACCATCGAACCGGAGGGTATTTCACGGCAGCACGTTTCGCATCGATGCAATTCACCGTTTCTTTTTCTCCTTACTTTGTGGGTCTCGCATGATAAAATTTCTGTCATTTTGATTTCTCCACGCAATCATGGCAAATCTCTTCGCAGAAATGATTGCCAGAAAAATCATGCTTTTTGATAAGCTCTACCGAGTCATCAAAAAAGCTTTCAAATCCCGATACGCAATTCGCGATATACATTGGATATTTTAGCGCCTTGTAAAGGCCGGGGATCATCGGTTTTCCGTTATGTTTAATATTATTTTCGTCAATCACGCTCTTTGTAATTGCGAAACGATAATCCTCCGCCTTAGTTGCTTTATCAAAACAATCTTCGCAAATCGGGCATACCTGCTGATAGTGATCGCTATAACAATCATCGCACATTGGATCGCCGTTATCATCTACCTCAGGTGACTCGATCTCATCTCTGTTTAACACCCGATGGCAATATCCGCAAATACCCTCCGCTTCGCTATAGCAAGCCGGGCAAACTGGCGATCCTTCAGTATCGTTTTCCACAAATTCTCCGGCCCCTACCATGAATTTATTTCTACAAATAGCGCATTTATGTTCCTTCATTTTACCCTCCTATCAAGGCCATTATATTAGCCTCTGAGAGAAAACCATTTTTGGTATTTTTTACGACATTTTCATTTAGTACCGCCGATATTGGCAAGCTTCTTGCATGAAGTAAGCCCATCACGTCTGTCCCGGCATCGGCATAATACACCGGGACACTTATCTTCCCTTTGTTTATCATGCTATCAACTCTCGCATGTAGCTGTTTGCACGGCTGGCAGGACTTAGAGCCGACTATTAACATAACTTTACGGCCGTTCATTTCCTCTTGAAGTTCTGATTTTGAGTTGATTATTTTGATCATCTTATCTCCTTAAAGGCGTTACTTAACGCACATACGACATGTTGGGCTGTGGTTTGGGCTGCAGCTAAATATGAAAATCTATTTAAATAAATCGGCAATGTTTCTGTAAACAAATACATGTCGAAGTTAATTTCATAATCTGAATTCTTTAAAGCCGATATTTCAAAACATTCAGTTTTATTCACTGTGCCTATCCATATTTTCTTTTTATCTTTTTGCCGCCAATTTATCTTTATGCTTACATCTTCAAGTCCACACCTGCAGTCTACCGGGCCGAACGTTTCTTTTGCTGATTCAGCTTCACGATCAATACTCTTTATGCGCCCGATTAATGCGGCAACTGTATATGCGATTATTATCAAAAGACCCAAAATTATCGTAATTAAAAAATTTTGTAAATTCATTTTATTCTCCTTCTATTCATATCTATGCTTAGCATCATTTCGCCCCCTTTCCTTCTTTCCTCATCAGCGATCTGCAGTAAGCACAGCAAAAGCCTTTTCCTCTATCAGCATTCAGCGCACCGCAAGTCTCACAAACGGTATCATAACTATAGCCATAGTCTCTGCCTATATCCCTTATATAGGCGATGATCGCACACATAAGCAAAAGCAATAAGCCTAAGAGGATTGAAACTATTAATGTCATCATTTTTCGTCTCGCTTTATCACTGTGCAGGGTTCACTCACCCAATACGTGAAGTTATTTTCCAGGTCTCGGAAATACCAATGGTCACTGATACCACTCGGAGCATACATCACTATGGCCTTCTTGCATAGTGTATGCCGTGAGTTGTTAAAAGTAACGCTCACAATATCGCCAATTTTAATTCCGTCGACTTCTCTCTCTTTATTTTCATGCTTTTTCGCCTCTTCACTCAGTAGCCGGCGCATCCATTCAAGTATTCCTAACATTTCATAAAAATCATTATCGCTAATCATTTTATTACCTCCTTCTCCTCGATAATTTCCAACTCTTCTGCAGCCACCCACCATCCAACCTTTGCTGTCTTGTGAGCTTTTCCAGATTTGGTTATTTTCGCCAGGTGGTATTCGATCTTGAACTTTTCATGGTGACCTATCCTTCTTTCCACCACTATTCCAATTGCCCCGCAGTCGTATCCACTTTTAGTTTTCACTTTTTGGCCCTGCTTTAGGCCGGTTTCGTTCATGTATTCCCATTCAGCATTTTTGATTTCTGTTTTTATGATTGACAGGGCGCTTGTGATTTTCCGCTTCCTGTCATATAGTTTTTGTAATTTTTCTTTGGTCATAATTTCTTACCTCCCAGTAAATTGAACCTAAACTCTTCCCGCCTATCCCTGCCCTTCATTTCCAAAATAAGGGCCTGCTCTTTGATGCGGGATAAGGCAGTATCTATGTCAATCTTATCGTATGGATTAAGATTCATTGTGATAATAATTTTCCGGGCTGCCAGGCGCTCAAATAGATCATTGAACTGCTTGACGAAGTCCGTCGAGGTTGTCTCCCTTGAACACCAAAAGTCATCAAATATGACAAAATCTGCAGTTCTAATATCTTCAATTTTACCTTGATTCTCTGTCGTCTCATACCCGCCGCGCTTCGATAGGTAAATATTCCTTTCAAGCTCGGTTGTCTTAATGAATTCAACATCCCGATAGGTCCCGGTTTTCGCTGCCCACATATTCATGAGGTAATACGCAAGCCTGGTCTTACCCCTGCCGGTTAAGCCATACAATACCAGGGTTGTTAACTCGGAGTAATCGGTATCAATGAACTTTTCAGCTATCATTTCCCAGTCATTCTTATATCCGGTATTATCCCAGGGGCCCCGGTATTTCGGTGGGATCATTTTATTCCTGATCCTTTCTCTTTGGCAATCGCAGTGCTTGGCATAAGGCCTGCCGTCCTTCTCATACTGAATCCAACCGGTGCCGTTGCATTTGCAGATCATGTTGGTTTCCCCGATGAGTTGCGGAAGTGGTCGAATTGTTGGTTGGTTTTCTTTTTATTCCAGTCTACCATTTTTTCAAAATACCCATTCAGGTTATCTATTGAAATGAACACATCTACATTTTCAAATACCTTATTCCATCGTTTCGCAAAAACAAAACCCCAGTTTTTCGCTTTACATTCTTGAAAGTATAAATTTACGCGGCCTGCAAAGTCATTAATTTCTATCTCCTGCTTTTTTAATATCTTTAACGTCTCTTTGAATGTTTTATCGTTCGTAATTGGAATGCCGGTTAACTCTTGAAATTTTGTTTTTTGTTGCTCTAATTTATCTTGAGAATCTCCTTTACTTTTCTTTCCTTTACTTTCCTTTACTATACTTGTGGGATTAATGTTTACATTATGCCCATTCAGTGGGGTTTTTGTTGACAATAATCCTATTAACTGGGGTTTCGTGACAACATTAACCCCTCTCCGTTGGTAAACTGCTGACAAATTGTCAATAAAATTTTGACTTCTAATAATTCCCCCCCTCCATAATTCACTATCAATTGCATCTACCTCAGCTAATGTGTCGAGTATTTTCTTACACATCCCCTCATCCAATAGAGATTTGGCAAGAATGAATCTCCATGTAGGTTTATCTCTACAATCAATAAAATGATTTTCTGTACTCCCTAATAGTTCGAGGACTTTAAACCAAAACGCGTATCCATTATTACCATATTCAGATTCAAGGATATAAATGGTTTTCCCATTTGCTGTGTAATGCGGGAAATACTCAACTATTGCTTTTTTTGGTCTTGACATTTTTTCTCACTTTACTATTTAAGTAATCATTAATCTAAATTCTTTTACCATATTTACTCTAACTTCCAAATCAACAAAACCCCTGCGGCAAGCACCGCAAAGCATCATATATTCAGGGTATGGACAGTTCGGCAACTCATCTTTAAGTGTGTTGAAGTATGGGGATAGTTCTCCACTATCACGGCACACCATACATTTTTTTGTATCTGGTTTTTTAATTTTCTTTCTCATAGTTTATCTCCTGACCGGAATGTCGCGATACCAGTTTCCTCCAACCAACAACGATAACAAAATGTGGTTAATTCATCGGCCAAATATTCCCATCTTTCTAATCCCAGAAAATTCTTATAGTGAATCATACCAGTATTACTTTTGCCACAAATCTGGCAGGTATAATTATCTCTTTTTAAAATTTTGTTATTTTTTTTCTGCCAATTTGATTTTTTGGATATATCAGGTAGGACTTTCTTTCTATTCTTTCTCTTCATGCGGTCTCCTAAAAAAATAAACCTGGGAACAGGGGATTGAGACCGCGAAGTTTAAATCCCCTGACAGGGTTCCCAGATTATTATTATTGCTTTTTTTGGTTCGCGGTCTTTTTATCATAATCTTATTATGCGCTAATTCTTTCATTTTGTCAAGTTTTTTTATTAAATCCTATAATTTATTTCTTTTCCGATTAGTTTCAATCGTTTGACGGCAATAGTTCCTTCTGGATAATAACCAAATGGTTCCTGTGATATGGTTCCTTCGGCGAGCCTATCGTAGTTACAAAATTCTGGCAATTGCACACGCTCTTCTATTTCGCACTTAAATAAATATCCTCCGTTATTTAAAGCAAAAAGCTTTGCCTCGTAAAGCACATTAAAGCACATTAAATGATGATCGCTTTTAAATAACCATTCCGGTGCGCTGGCCCATTCATTTATGGTGTAGTTAACTCTTGATTCACCATAAGCATCAATTGAAGAATAAACTTTACCATACTGCGCTTTTGCTACAACCTTATAATATCCGTCTCCATAATGATTTTTTTCTGCCAATTCTATGATTTTTTTGTGTAGTCTTTCGTTTTCCTTTTTAAGCTCTTTTATTTCTCGATCTTTTTTAAAAATTACATCTATCATTTTTTTGCCTCTATTTTGTCAAGTCTTTTATTCTTTTTTTGTAAGCTTTCTCTCGCTCTTTCTCACTTAGTTTTTTAAGTTTCTTAAGTTCACTCTTACTAAAAAGCTCTCCCAAAAGGAATTCAAGAAATAGGTATTCGGAGTTTGAAACTTCTTTTTCCATGGGTCAATCCTTTTCCAGAATCAAGTCAAGATATTTTCTCCAACAAGTATAATTGCAATCTGGCTCATCTATTCCATATGTGCACTCTGCCTCGCAGTAACTATCCGGTGGGTTCCGGTCTCCTTCCAAGCACTTGCAAAATTCATCATCTGTCATGACTAATAATTTTAGAAATTCTTTATACTCTGATCTTTTCATTTTATTTTTCTCCTATTTTAATGGTTTTTTGTTCAATTTCCGGTATTGCTTTATTTTCTACATGCCACCGGAAATGGCATTTCTGGCATAGCCAGGTAACCTCAAGAGGTTTATTGTAATCATTATGATGAGATTGTACCTCTCGCCTGCCGTCCTGAAACTTCCCATCATTCCCGCATACCTGGCAGGGCTCCGGGATCAAGTCCCCGCGCTTGATTGCCGCTTCTGTTATATCATGAACGCGTGCGCTGGCCAGTGTACCCCGGTAGAAACTGTTGGCTTTGCCATACAGGCTCTTACCTCTAAACTTGACCCCTCTACGCCTTAACGCCCTGAACATCGCCTGCCTGGTAATTCTGAAGCGTTTCGCAACTTTAGCGATTGAAAGGCCGCCGTTGTACAATTTTACCGCACTTTGATAATTTTTTCTTAACATATTATCCCCTTTAGATATGCACCCCACTGCTCCGCCATTGCTTTTGCAATTCCTGGGAAGGTCCTGCTTCTAAGCCTTGCCCGGTCTTTGTTATATCCGAGACTCTCACACCAATGAATTGGGTTACCAGCTTTTTGCCGGTCTTAATGTAATTGATGGGATCCGGCTTGCTTTTGTCATGAATTCTATATTGTAACGGCGGTAGATTCTTCAACCATAAACACGTTCGCTTCATGTACTTATCCCCAAAGTACCAGGGATGAATAATTTGATCTGGTTCTCGGTAATGAGAACTCACATGCCCCACCGGATTCTCTATGCAGATATACTTGATTCCGGAATTCCAGAGCATCATAAAAAATATAAGAGCATCCTTTCTTTTTTGTTTCCTTACTACCGCAGCGGTGCCGTATTCTTTTTCATTAAACCAGCGATTGCCCACATTACTTAAGTAAGTACACGGAGGAAATCCGATTATCATATCCCATGATTTATCGATGTGATTCAGTACATCGTCTTTGATATGCCACTCCGGGTGTCCACCGCTGCAGTCCTGGGTATCACAAGAAAAGGCCGTAAACACTAATTTTCTGAATTCTATGGTTACGGCCTGGGACTTTTCACAGGCGGTTAATATTCTCGTTTCGCTCATTTCGTGCTTTTTGAGAATTCCCATACCAGTACACCGAAGAAAACGACTCCAATTGCCACGGCCGCTATAGGAGCGACCCAGAAAAATAACCGATAATGGCCGGGATCCTCGAAAACAATAGAACTTATTGCTCCGGCAAAAACCCCGCTGCAGCCGAGCATGAGCCAGAAGGTCGCCATTTTTCCGACCCGGTAAAAGATGATTGCGGCAATTAATGCCACTAATGCGATTGCGATTTTCATTTTATTCTCCTTAAGTTTAATTTTTTCTCTACCACAGCCACCAAATCGTTTTGTATGCCAGGTAAATAGCCAGACCATAAGATGCTGTAAGCGATCTAATCGAGTTGCGTTTTATTGCTTTTCTCGATATGCTTTTGCGGGAAAAGTAACCACTATAGTTAAGGAGTTTATCGAACACCCACATTATAATCTGTTGGTAGAATTCCCCAAGACACATAAGGATGAAAATTTTTAGTACTATCATTTTAGTTCTCCTTTACTTTAATTTTTTAGTACTACATCACCCCGGCCAGAAAGGTAAAAGAAAAGATGACCGGGGCTTTTTGTTTCAGTATCGTATGCCCGGCCCAATGCAAGCGACCGGACACACTCCATATAACTGTTAGAAATTTCACGCCCTACTCCCGGCAGGGTCATTGCGTTAACCTTCCCGGTGTAACGGGTTGCTTATTAACAGCATGGTCACTTCAGCACCTCCTCGAATAAAATTGCGTTGTGAGATACCAGGACGCGGGCCAGGAGGTTAGGGCACCGCGCCCCAATATCATGAAAATTATTGTAGTAATTCATATTGATATAGTCTTAAGGCAAATCCAGAACGCAAGTGCTACGACCAAAATACCCGGTAACCAGCAATGCCAGATATATTCAAGAAAAGTCTCCGGAATGTCAATTATCGTAATCTTGATAGCTGATTTCTGTTTACCGACCTCCTTTTTAATCGGCTTCTTTGCAGCAAGTGAAAAAATGTAAATGATTATTTTCTGCAGCACGTTACCTGTCCTCATGCTTACATTGCTCGCAAATAATATCGTAATTTTCACATTGGAAACACATCCAATATGTTTTAAATCGGCACACCGGGCATTCCGCATCCCCATCAGGAGTAGACCTTAATGGTTCTACTTCATTATGACACCTGGGGCAGGTGATGCAACTTTTCTTGATATAAAAACTTCTCATGTTACCTCCTGAATAATTCCCCGCCTGCCCGGTATTCCGGGAATATCAAGCGGGGCTGTAATAATAATGCAACCTGGCGGGGGAGAGTTAAACTTAGGAGGTTTATTTGATTTCCCGCCAGGGTGAATATTAAGATATATAATTTCATTTTGCGGTTCTTATATATACGAATGCCGTTACAATTGCAAGCATGGCAAAAACAAAACACAGGACGTACAGCAGGAATTCGCCAGGCGTTTCTGGCACCAGGTACTTGAATTCAAAGGCTGTGATTCCGCCGATCTTACATTTTTTTTTCGGCGGTGCATCATGCTTTGATCTTGATATTATTATTAAAATTGATAGCAATGCCTTATTTATCATCTCATCGATAAGCTTCATACTTCCTCCATGACAATATGTATTGATGGATTTTTGGCCCATCGTTTCGATAGACCATCAATTGCAACTATATCCTCATCGTCGCCCATAACCAGGTCCTTCAGCACGTCCAGGAGTGGCTTATTGAGATTGTCTCCCAGGTCTGGCTTAATATCCCGGTACTGTTCCCACAGTGCCAGTTTTTTGGTGTTGAAGTAATAGGTCAATTCTGTTATTCTTATCGGGCCGGATAGCTTCTTGAACTTCTCACCGGTCTCTCTCTCTTGCTTGCGAATCTCATTTATTACCCGGTATTTCAATTTATCCTGGTAGGCTCTTTTCTGTGGGGATTTGAATACATATGGTTTTCCGGTTTTACTCCGTGCAATCCCGGCCCGCTGAAATGACCGTGGCCTAATATTTAAATACAATTCAATTTTATTTTTCATTTTATCATCATTTGAAGATAAATCGTATTATTGTTTCCGGACTCATGATGCAATTCTCCATGAAATGACCAACCGTTTCTCAATGCTTCGTTGATTTCCCCTTCTAAATCCTGCGGTGACAATGCTGATAATAGCAAGCATTTATATATTTGACAATCGGCTTCTAATACCCTGTGGACACCGCATTGCCCTATAATATCAGTTGTTTTTTTCATATCATCTCCTGTTTATTTTTCTTGATTTTCTGGCAATTTTTCTTCTTGTTTTTTGATGCTGTTTTTGTTTTGCTTCTTTGCGGGTGAATTGGTATATAGGTTTAGTGTGCTGCGGCGGTACCACACCATCATTCATCGTCAAAGCTTCCGAAGCATAAGCGAGCCAATCGTTTGGTTTATTTTTCATTAAATTCACCCTTCATTTTTTCCAAATTTTCCTTAGCTTCCCTCAGATACTCTTCCGCCATGGTCACGCAGTGCTGTTGAGCTTCATACTCATTAGTGAACATGGTATTTGGTATCGTTATGGTTTCGGGCCGACTGAATTCATTCGTCTCATCCCATCGCGTAACGGTGCACATTGCTTCGACATGATTAATATACCAGACCGTAAATCTATTCACTTCGGTCAATGTAAATGGCGAATAATAAATTGTACCTACTCTTAAATCCTCTTTTTCTATTTTCATTTTTCACTTCCGTTTTCGATAGCCATTTCCATTTTCCGCTTTTTGTAATTTTCAGTTGCTGCCTTTGTGTACTTTCGCAACTCTTCAAATGTATGCTCCCACGCTTCTGATTCAGTACTGAATATATTATCCATGTCACAGGTTAGTATACCAAAAGGCCGTTCACAGACGAACGTTTTACCATTTTTGTCCTGGACAGATACCTTTATTTCCCCATCATCAACATTGTCTACCCAGTATTTTTCTATTGCCGTAAACCCATAAGGCCTATAAAAAATATCACCGATTTTTAAGTTTTCGGCTTTTAATTTCATTTTATACCTCCACCCATTTTTAAATATTTTGCCAATTCACAACCCCATGCCCGCTGTATTTTGCTTTGATTATGAATGTCCGCCACAGCTAAGGCGCTACCTATAGCCTTCATGAAACTGCCGCCATAACTTGCAATCCCTCTTGTGATTATCGCTATATCATCCGGATAATATGGCATTCTGGGAGGGGCAGCGAATCCGGTACGTGAACCGCATTTCGGACATTTAAAGACAGTCTCTCCCCCTTCATTTAATCCATCCGGTTCTTTTCTCTTGTTGCAGTCTACACAATATACCATCATTTTATACCTCCACCTTCATCAAAAATTATTTCTATTCTGCGTTGCTGGTAATTTCTTATTGTTTCGTTTGTGTATTTAAATAGTTTCTCAAGTGCATCCACCCACACCTCTTTTTCACTATCAAATATATCCCACACAAACACCCTAAACACCTCTCCATTAACAAACTTTTCTTTATCTTTGCTCCACTCAGACGTTCTCACTACAGGGCAATCGGTTTTGCCGACGATCGAATCTACCCGATATTTTCTTACTTCCGTAAATGCGTTGGTCATATAAAAAATATCTCCAACCTTTAAATTTTTGACTTCTATTTTCATTTTAAACCTCCTGTTGTTAGCTAATCTCAACTGAATTACCATTACTGTCACACTGATACATTTTCCCCATCAATTTGGCTCTCTCGTCAGGATGCATCTCGTATATAAGTTTTTTTTCGTATTCACGGTATTCGTGTATTGGCGTATCGACTGAATTTAACAATTTATTCCAGCCGCTAACTTCTGCCGTACATCCTGCGAAAACGTAGCATTTCTTTAAATCTTCAATGGCCCTAAATGTCACTAATGTTAACTCTATTTTTAATAATTCGCAAATTTCTTCGCGTGCGCCATCCCACCACTGCCCGTGGCAATCTACACTCTCTCCATTTTCCAGATTAATTGTAAACTTTCTGCCACCAAAGGCTTGGGCGTAACACGATGGCCTTTTGTAAAAATAGCAGTCATAAAAAAGACCATCTGTTCCGTAAATTAAATTACCTTTTTCACCGCAACTCTGGATATTTCTGTGATTTGTTCTATAGAATTTTAATATCGGTCGCTTGTTTAAAACAACCGCAATTCCTGAGTTAAACTTTACTTTTGCTAATATTTTATAGTTATCCATTTTGTTACCTCCTGGTAACCGGGGGACTATGCCCCCGGCGTGTCATCGAACTCTTCATGCAACGATTCCTTATCCAGAAACATGTTTTCTATAACAGTTTCCGGATAGATGCTTTGACAAATATCAAAAAATGGACACGTGCCAAACCCTATACAATTCGAGGTGTTCCGGTAAAGGTAGTGTGATTCTGGGTTTTCTCCCTCTGTCCATGCTTTTGCAATATCAAAGATAACAGAATTCAGGTCATTTAATAAATACTCAAATTGCTTTTCGTGATAAATGATTATCTCGCGATAGAAGTATTCACCTTGATTATCTTTTAACCAGTCGAGGTATTCACTGTAATCATTAACGTCAAGGCCATTTCTTTCTATCTCGGCGATATATTCGCGTAAATCCGGTTTCCTATTTTTTGCGGTAGATATCTTGCCACTCTTTAGCACTTCTGGTTTCATTGGAAGTGTTGAGCTGGTTACATTATAGATTACACCCTGTACCGGGAATCCTAATGACCTGAGACACAGAATATAGAACATGCTTTGCAGGTCTACCGTGAGCTTTTTTTTATACAGCGCATTAATTCCTTTGGTTGTCTTATGCTCCATTAGATACAATAGGCCGCTTTTCTTTACTATCGCGTCAACCCTTAGTCTTATTTCTATACCGGCCCAAAGCCCCATTTTACTGGCATTAATGGAAAGGTCTTTCTCAATTTCCACAAACTCTAATCCCTTATCCTCTTCCCGGTAATGATTTAGATACCTCGAAAAAATCCTCATCGTATCGTCAAGCGCTGCTTTGATTTCCTGTTCTCTCTCAAAGTAATTTTCCGCTTCCATGTCCGGTGCCTTAGCTTCAAAGTAGGACCTAATCGCACCCCTGGACAAATCTGCATCATGTTTATCATACCACAACTCTATCGCTTTATGGAACGCGCTTCCGATACCAAAATATATCGGCTCATCGATAGGTTTTAATTTCCTGATATACCGAAACTCAAAAAGCTTCCGGCAGTTCAGGAAAGTTCTAATTGCTGAATACGTTATTGATTTCATTTTTTTACCTCAAAACGGGTCGTTAATGTCCTGCTCTGGGATTTTCTCACTTCCCCCGCTTTGGGTATCATCATCCCAGTCATCGGTTTTCAATCCTTCCTTTTTGCACGGGTGAACGTTTTTCAGTTTGGTTAGGCTCTTCCCGTCATACTCTTCTTTGTGGAGTTCGATGGTTAACCATTTATCTAACAAGTTCCTCATCGTGAATCTGGTATCATTTGGGTCAATCCCGCAGACAATCGCAAGTCCTTTTATTCTCCACATCGCCTTTTCTGTCCAGTAGAATCTGGCTGTGTGCGTTTGGGCCTGCTCATTCCTAAACACCATTTCTATGTAAGGCGTTTTTCCCTGCTCCTGTATCTCTTGCATAGCAAAAACGTATACGTCATGAAATCCAACGTCCAAAAAACTTCCACTTTCAATATCCATTAAATTTACCTCTTGATCTATTAAACTCATTTCTTACCTCCGTTAAATATTTTTTCAGTTATCTTGCTAAGGTTCACGGTTCCGTCCGTACCAGTTTCGTGGGTATCAAGCGACTCATGCCCTTTCGTTATGGTATTGTCAAGCTTTTTACATAGGAACCTGTTTTTGAATTTAGCGCCCTCCGCCCTGGCTTCCAATCGATATACATCCGTGAAGTATGCACCGATTGACAATGAAAGTTTCCCGGTAATTTCAGGAGCAAACGATATCACCCCGGTTCTGTCGTCTCTTCTTTCTGATTCCCTGGCAATCATGATGATATGTTTTTGCAGATTCGTATATTTCATTAAGAATCTTGTCCACCTCACATTCAGCACCCTATAATCCTCGCGGGTCAAAACATCTTCGTACATGTTTTGTACCATGCTGGTTCCTTTTGCGGCAGCCCGATCTTTCATCGCGATTTGCTCTTGACTCATAATGTCAAGCATGGTTAGGGAATCAATTACAACGATTCGGTATGAGGGGGTTTTTTCTAAATCATCTTTCATTAGCATTTCGTGAATCGTTACATCGATGTCACTCCACGAATCTACCTGCCAACACTCATATCCGGTGCCTGCTAACCTGGTTGGCGTTTGTGGTTCGGTAGACAGTATCAGCGTTCCTTTTTCTGGCAATGTTTTGATGGATGTGGTTTTCCCGGTACCAGATGCACCATAAATTAATAGCTTTAATCTTTCTTCAAGTTTTTGTTTTAAATCAATTTTTCTCATTTTTTTCTCCTAAGTTTCTTTTATTTTCTCATAAACAACTACCGTTTTCTCTTTTTTCTCTACTTCGCAAACGGAATCAATATCAAACTCCCAACCCATCTCCTCGGCCCCGGAATCCCCGGTTGTTTCTGCCCAATCGTACCCGATAGGCTTTTCGTTTACGGTAACTACCAAAAACACATCATTCCACCATCGATGTGCATCGAGTGTCTCGCTATAAATTACGTACCTATCTTGCAGGGCTTCTTTAATGCCCCGTTCTGAAACCTCATAACCATTGTCTTTGCAATAGCCCATTAAAAAATCTTTGATTTCTTTATTCATCTTGTGTTCTCCTTTGTATTTTTTATATTCCCTCAACATATTCAAAAACATGAAATACTTCGTTGTAATCGAGTAGCTGATATGTGCCAACAAATAGCAACGGCACATTCCTACTGTTATTGATTTGGTGACCAGTACAGAATATCTTAAACGTTCTCTTTCTTGTACTTTCTCCCGGGTCAACCATGGCCCATAGGCATGGCGTCCCATTCTGAACCTGTACCGTTAACACATCTGCGCCGGCTGGCATTTCAATCATTTGAGTGTCGGTTGTTTTTAAATTAAATTTCCAAATTGTTTTATTCATCTTGTGTCTCCTTTGTATTTTTCATTTCGGCACCGTGCTGCGGTCAAATGTTTCCAGGTTATCAGCAAATGAGGTAGTAAACTCCTTTTCACAGCCGCAACATATCCTGGTTCCATGGGCCATATATGATGGGAGATTTTGCGAGTTGCCGCATTCAGGGCATTCCACCTTTACGGTTTCCTGTTTCTGCACTACCTTTGCAGTATTCTCATCTAACCTTTCCATATCATCGTAATAATTCGATTCCCCGATGTTGTAAAAGTCCTCATTGGCCAACCTGGTTATCCCAGGCACATCTTCCAGTTCACCATTAAGCAGCCATTCTACCATTTCAATTAAGTAAATATATACCATAACGATCGCATCGTTACCAACTTTCCTGTGACGCATTTCAATCTTTTCATACCTGGTCTTGATTTTTTCCAGGTACTCTTTATTTAGCTCTCTCATTTTGCACCTCCTGTTACCAACTTCTGTCCAACTCATCAAAATACTTCCAGCCTTTTGGAGTGAACTGTTTCGCCGGGGTGCGTTTCAATACCGGCAGCACTTTGCTTTCCAATATATCGGCTATTTTGTAGAATATTTTGATGTGCATTTCTGCAAACTCCCTACGGGAAGCGCAGTAAGGTTTTAGTACTAACTCTTCATAGGTCATAAAATTTTCGCAACCACCTTCTCCGTCCCGATCCGCTAACGGACAACTAACGCAGCCTTGACCATATACAGTAGGTTTCTTATGTATTTTGCAATATGGGCAATGCTTTGGAGAAAAGAATATTTTACCTTCCGGATTCCTAAACTTTTCGATCAATTCGTGAGTTGCTTTAATTGTTTTTTGCTTGTTTGATTTCATTACGTTACCTCCTTTCTAATCATTTTTATTTTTGCTACATTCTCTCTATTGTGATTATGGGATATTATCTTATTTCTATGATCGACCGTGAATAAAAACAATACGCTCCCAATATCACATCCGAAAATCCTGGCTGCGTGTCTTTTGGTAACGGCGTTGCATGTACGGCCGGAATTATCACCATAAAAATTATGCAAGTTTCTGGTTCTGTATTCTCTACTTTGCCAGTTTATTAATTCAGTTTTTTCCTGAAAAATTGGGCCACGTATTTCCATTATGTACTCTTCGGCTTCCATCAATAATTGATCTACGCTTTCACATTCCAATTCCTCTGATTCGATGACTTGAATTAATTTTTCTATGATACTTATTGCTTTATAATCTTGTTTCACGTCGACCTCCCTATCATTCCTAACGGTAAGAATTGCCGGGGTGAGCCTTGTGCTCTTTTCCGTTTTCATCCCACCACGTAGCAAACCATATCATGCAGCCAACTCTTCTGAAATAGACATCCAAATCGTTCGCCATTTTGATTGCCTCTTTTAGCGAGTGGCATTCTCTTGGATCTCCAATATCCTTTGACGTTTTTGTCCCTCTATGAATTCCCCATGTTAGCAAATTTCGATTACCAGTCACTTCTTGTTTTTTCTCTCTTTTAATTTTACTAAAAAATAATTTAAAAATATTCATGTTACCTCCTTTTTATTCTCACACTCACACTTCCCGGCTACTTCCCCGCAATATCCGCAGTGAGTTTCCCAGTATTCCGTAATTTCCTGAAGCTTCCGGAAGTGGTCGAAAAGTTCGTTATCTCGGTTCATTATTTTTCCTTACTGCCGCGCTCATGCTCTTCCATTTCCATGGCACAGAGCGGATGAGCATAACCATCAATATAAATTTGATAATTTACGTATCCTGTTTTTTCCCCGCATATTTCACATTTCAATTGAATTGCCTCTTTTACTTCTTTTCCGCCAAAACAATTAATATTACCCATTTTATTACTCCTTTACCTTCCCAAAATATCGGCCCACCCTGGCAGTACAATGACCAACCAGGGCAGACCTTTTATCAAGGAGGTTACATATGAACTATTTAATAGTGCGGTCATTTTGGTCTATATTAATTAATACGAATGGTTCTGGTGAGCCCTTTGATTCCATCGCAATTTCCAAAATCCAACCCCGGCTCTTCACCTGCCCCACAACTCCAACCAGGTTCGGCTTTTTTCCATTCTGTAATAATCCGCCTTTGTTCACGGGAGCGGATGCGAAAACAGACTTCCCATCACTTTCCCGAATGAGCCGGTAAACGCCCTTCGCAAATTCCCAATGGCATATGTCGCCCGGTTCAGCATGGGGTGCTTTGGGGTATTTTGGGTAAGTGTTTTTAGCGATCTTGATTTTCATTTTGATCTTCCCGCTCTCCAATTACGGACACAGTATCCTTGTCCGCAAAAAAAATCTTCCGTGTGACAATGTAGTTGTGATCGTTCATGTATATCGTATCCCCAATGTTGGGGATTGCTGGAAGCCAGATGTGCTTCGCAAGCTCTGGTGTGTTGAATAAAACCCTCATTTCTTGATTCACAATAACCTCCTAAGTTATTTTTAATATTGCAAGCAGGGCGCATCCCGAAGGAATCGCAAGACAGTCAATCTTGTGATCGATAATGCCATGGAATGAATGCTGCGTGCCTGTATCTGCCCGTGCTGTATCCATCGACCGTTCCTGGCAGGGTTGACGATTTCCTGCTACGATCGAGCATTAACGCCCCGTCAAAATTATATCGCCCAACCTGGGCACCTTAAGTATAATATGGTTTTCGCAAATTGTCAACAAAAAAAATTATTTTGTTGACAATCTGATATTTCCATATTATACTATAGATATGAAAAAAATAAAAGTATTAAGAGAAAAGTTACCGGGGAGAACTCATTTGGTTTCTCTCCGGGTAAATAGGTCTGTGGCCGATTTCATGAGTTACAATGCAGACGAATGGGGTCGCTCAACAAATAAGCAATGGGGCTTCATAGCTGGACTTTATGCTGCTGGAAATTTCGAGGAGTTAGAGAGGCAGTACAACGGGCCAGATGAGGCGAGGAAGCAAGAAAAGAAAGAAATAGGGGTGGTAAAATGAAAAGTAAACCCGACGCTAAAGAAATCACAATTCATATTTTCCATGCTCCCAGCGTTAGAGATATAAAAGTTGATGTTCAGCGGAAAATCTGTCTATTTCTGGATAAAAATAATGACTTCCGGGCCATGACAAGCACGGAGTTATTCTGCAAGACGTGCCCATTGAGTACCGACTGCGCGGAAGCAAATCGCGGTCATGATGGCTCGGTGGAGGTAAACAATGACCAAAAAAATATACATCTTAAGGAATCCTGATCTTAACATTACGGTCGAAACAGAAATTGTTGATTGCGTTATGATGCGCGCCGATGGGATATTCTCATGTACCAACCTGGGATTGTGGTGCAATGAGTGCGAGCATAAAGATTGTCAGAGAAACAAGAATCATGAAAAAGACTGATCTTTCAAATGGGTGGCGCGTACACCTGCCGAACTTAATCAAAGAAATTTTCAAATCTCAAGATGTCCAGATACTGAAAATTCCGCTTACCACTCTTACCCAAATTCTGGCAAAATTAGCCAAAAGGGCCATTGAATTGGATGACACAAAACTGAATCAATTGATGATGAGGCTGTGCTTGTATGAGGAGTCTGATCCGTGTGTCAAGGGATATAGCAAAAAGAAAATTATAGAATATCTGGACAGGGAGGTAAATCATGATAATCAATAGAAAAGAGTTGGGAAATATTATTTGTTATTATCCGCGCGGTCAAGTGCGCCCCATAACCAGGTTGCACTGCAGGTCGTGTTTCCAGATGGGGTTTGCTATAACTAACGATAATATATGCGGCAAGGACGACGTGATGCTTTCGGAAACCATCTGCGGAAGTTGCACTATTTCCGGATGCACTTATGCGAATTTTAACGAGGTGAACAATGAAAAATAACACCCGTTGCGTACCGGTCGCGAAAAGTGATAAGTATCCGGAAGGGTTGGTAAAATTTGATGTTTGTTTTGATTGCCCGTGTTATGATGATAATATTGATGAATGCAATGTACTGGATATATGCATCGATATTCCTGACGCGTATCATAGCATCCACAATGACTGCCCACTACCCTTCTATGACCGGGTGCGTTGGCATGATGCAAAGCGCGAATTCCCGGAAAATTTCCTGAACGTTGCTGTGAAGATGCTGAAAGACGGGAAGGTTGTCTATAGCACCGGATTGGCAACGAGAGACGGGACGTGGGTTGCTGATGGGATGTTTATTGATGGAATAGTAAAAATTGAAATATTAGAATGGAGGTATTATGAGTGAATCAAGAGCAATAGTTTACAAAGACGGCGGTTACCGGGAAGTAAATAGTTGCAGCCAGTGTGGCAATTTTGATGTGTATTATAAGAAAGATGGATGCGGATTTGGTGTCCTAACTTTCTCTTGCGCGGAGTTATGCTTTATGTTAATGTGTGATCGGTGGGATGAGAGGGTTGCAATTATTGATTACAATAGCATTTCGGGTAACTGCCCGCTTCCGTATTACGACTCTGTCCGCTGGTACGACCATAGCGAGATAACTGAGTATTTCGGAAAAATAGACTGCGAATATGTCGAGGTGCGACTAAAGCATGATGACGGTAGGATCCAGCCGGTATTTATTAAGAAAGTTGGCCTGGGAGCCGTCGACAAAAAAGACAGTCTCCTGTTGGGTACGGAAGTGTTGAAATGGAGACCGGTACAATGAGTGAACATCAAGGCACCATAGACCGAATTTACGCCGGGTTCAAGGCGGTCTACGGGTATCCGCAGGGGAAATGTGGGCAGATTGCCGAAAAAATACAGAAAGAAATCGGCGGTGAAATAGTCGCTGGACTCCTGGTGTTTATCACCGGTGAGCGGGAGCATTGGTGGGTTGAGAAAGACGGCGAAACCATCGACCCAATGAGTGACGAATTGATGGAAACTGATCCACATTATCACCGCGAGGTTCACCGTGATGCGTCGAAAGGATACTGGTAAAACAATAGATAACGAATTCGTCGGCCTGCCGGAAGGTGAGCCACAAATACCCGGTGAAACTGAAAGCGAACTAATTGTCCAGCCCATATCAGAGCAGCGCATAGGAGAAGTAATAGCCTTGAGTGATGCGATAACCGACCTGATAATTAAGTATCCTGGAACTGGAGTTAATCACTTTGCTGGAATTAATCTCCTCATAGCTTCCGGGCTTAGTCTGGAAAATGCTATCACAATATATCAAGGTGTAATGTTCAAGAAATTCGGATATTGAAAATGAAAATTAAAGTATTGATAGATGACAGAATGTATCAAGCGGACATTAATGAAGAGAACAATTCTTGTTGTAAGTTTTACCCGAGAAGTTGTTTTCACTCACAACTTTTCGTATATGGTGAATCTTGTACATTATTTCATGAGAGGCTAAAATTCTACAACAGAACCGAATTATACAAGCGCTGCCAGGCGTGCATCGATGCGGAAGTGGCAGCCAAAAAAATGGAGGTGAAACGATGAAAAATAATGGGCGTATAATTTGTGGTTTTGCTGGAATTGGAAAATCTACGCTGGCTAAAAATAAGGCTGGTTTCGTTGACCTCGAAAGCACCCCCTTCGAGAAAGATTGGGATAGATACGTTAAAGTTGCAATACATATGTCAAGTAACGGATATACGGTTTTAATGTCTTGTCATGCGGAATTAAGAGAAAAATTACACGACAAAAATGCACGTTATTTATTAGCGATACCATCAAAGGATAAAAAAGAGGAGTATATACAACGCTATAAGAATAGAAAAAATACGGAAGATTTTATTCGGTTGTTAAGTGATAACTGGAACAGTTTTTTGAGTGTTCTACCCCATGAAAAGGATATTTTAATAGTAACGGATTATTTAGAAAATGAAAATCTATAAAATCACAGGAGCAAGCGAATATCTTGGGGTGTCAAAATGAAGAAAACGATAATCGGGTACATTGCGAAATCGCATGAATTAGGTGAAGTGCTGGAATGGGGGAGACCGAATCATGGGATATCGGTTCTTGACGGGGTTGAGGTATACAGCAATATGCTGTGTAAATTTAAGGATAAATACAAAAAAATCAAAATTATAGTAGAAGTGAAGGAGGTAAAAGATGGCAAATAAAAAGAAATATATAAGGCTAATCTATTACGACGATAGAGAATGGCTCATGGATGAAAGCAAGCTCGGAACTCCAACGATTCATGAAACCATAGAGAGAGTTATCGCCCAAATTGAAGCTAATTTGGATTCAGATGAGCCGAACGAAGGATTCTATGGATTGCAAGCGGTGGGGATGACAGAATCTGAGTTCGATAATCTGCCAGAACCTGAAGGGTATTGAGGTGAAAAATGGATAGTAAGAATACATTCAGAAAAAAGGCGATAATAATTAATAGCCCGAATGGTTTTGATGCTATCGAAATCAAGGGTTGTATGGAGTGCGATCATCTCAAAAATATAACTCCGGAATGCAACACCGAAAAGGTTGTCTGCAACATAGGGCGCAGTCGTTATCGGCAATGGGAGTGGTATGATGAGATTCAAGCTGAACGTCCGCATTTCATTTTTGATGATTGCCCGCTTTTCGACTGGGAAGATGTGCGCTGGCATGGCATTAAGGAAATTCCGAGGGACGAATCTATAATAGCTATAAAATTAAAAAACGTATCTCCTCAAGCCATGGGCGACAAAAAATATATTCTGGGTTCATATAATCATAATTGGAAATGTTTTTCCCCTTACAATGTTAATCTTATGAAAATGACTATTCCTTTTGATGAAAAAATAGCGCGCACCTGGCTGATTAAATGGCCCCGGAAGTATGCCGTCGAATCCTGGCGCTATTTGGAGTATTGATGGCAGCCGATAAAATGAAAAAATATGACTATTCAAAGACTGGAAATTGCTATTGTTATACGTGTGAAAAACATTTCCATCCGTTGGGTATCGCACGACATAGGGCAGCGCACCGAGATAAAAAAGAGAATTGCAAGATTATGTTTTCAGATGGGACGGTGAAGAAATGGCATTTTGGAAAGAAGGAGTAAAAAATGAGGGAAAAGAAACTTTATATAATTCAATGCATAATCGAAGAATACCACAGGGTGGTAGCCGGGACAAGAGAGGAAGCTAAAGAAATGATAAACCGGAAGCTCACCACCCCCGGCAGTAGGGTCAAGATGACAAGGATCACAAGAACGGTAGCTATAGAGAAGGAATCATGAATATCACAAGCATCATGGATAAGAGCAAATAATGGCAGCTACAAAAAAAATCAAAATACCTTTCTCAAAATACATTTCAATCACCGCTTGCTTATTACTTACCGGTGCATCACTGATTAATCAATATGATTTTTACGTTGCTATTGCCGGGGTAACTAAAGCCTATGGGGCATCCGTGATCGTGGAGTTCACAAGAATCTATACTCTCTATATGGCAATCACGAAAAATAAGAAGGGCCTTGCGTGGACTGCCTATTTTCTCCTGGCTGCGTGGTGTATGTTCGCCAATTCTATCGCGATCACAAATACGGAGTATCAAGAAGAAAGTCAACTTGATATCAACTTGATAGAAAAGTATCAAGTTCTCAAGGGTGAAGCGGTCGCGAAAATCAAACTTGATATCGCAAGGGAAGAAAAGGAATCCCGCCAAAACTCTGGGATCCTCGGTGCGCAGCCGAACAATGCCAGGATTAGGGAGATTCAAAAGGTTAGAAAATCTAATATTTCCAGATTCCAGAGGGAGATTAACGGAATTCTCAATTTCCGGGGCAAAAATAATGCCGAATTATTAGCGAAATGCCGCGAGGTGGCCGCAAGGTACGGTTTAAGATTCAAATACGATAAAACATACACGGATAATGGTGAACGTGCCCCTACATCGATTTTATGGATTTCAGAAAAAACGCAGCAAATCGCGGCGAATCTATTTTTTATCCTCCTTATCGAAATTGGGATTTTCACAACGGCAATATATGCGAAGCGAAACGGTCAAGTTGATATCAAGAAAAGTCAAGTTGATATCAAGTTGATATCAAGAAATGATACCACGGAGAAAGATATAATCAAGAAACATCAAGAATATATCAAGCATCCGCTATATTCTGATTTTCTTGACGGCAAAACTACCGCGGATTATGCTCCGGGGGAAAATAGGAAAGCAATGAAAATAATACGAAAATTTTATAGACAAAATCCAGAACTATTAAAAAAGAGGTGAAACAATGAAACAAATAAAATTTAGAGCATGGGTGGGTAATGAGTTCTTATATTGCGATGTGCTGCAGGATGACCATCATGCAATAAAAAAATTTTGGGTTGCCGTTAGTTCTGCCGGTATAGAACCGGAACAATTCACCGGACTTTATGATTCTACAAAGTGGCATGATTTGCCGGAAGCCGATAGGCTCTCATGGATCGAATTGAATGCAGGGAAGATAGGGAGCAGTGAATGGCCTGGTCGCGAAATTTATGAAGGTGATTTGCTGAGCCATAAGTATGGCGGTGGACTTGTAGAATGTGAATTTGGAAATGGTGAATTTTTCACGGGAGACGTTAGCGTATTGGATGACTCGTTAAGAATTATCGGACACATTCATGAGAACCCAGCAGCAAAGGAGAAGAAATGAAAGCCAAAAACAGCAATAAGCTCAAGGTGAAAATCAAAGGTATGGTGTACCGGTTAACCTATGCGATACGCTGCCTATTTAGTTTTTGTTTCATCATGCCGATTAATATGATTGTCGAGACAATTAAAGCGTCCGCCGCCTATAATGCTGAGATTGAAAAGCTTAGTAAAATATCCCATAATAAGGATATGAAAACGAGAGAAGGGGTGGCGTTACCTGCTGCAATTAATTGGCTATATGTAGATGAAGCTATAGAAGTGTTAGCCAGGACTGTGGACGGTAAGGCGCTATTGTCTACGCGTGCATTTATCAACACACATATGGCAGGCCGTAAGAATTGGGCTACATACAGTATAGCGGAATTGATGAAAGAGATTAAAGAATCCCTTGAGACAAGTAAAACATCGGCGGACATGAAGGGGATAGGTGAAATGGCGTTTTGCGTTAGCCGCTTCATGGAAATACTGGAGAAGAAATGAAAGAAAGCGGACTCTCTTTCAAAGCATTGTCCTGCGGCATGTGTCCGGACTGCGGAAGGTACACTCGCTTCGCTAACTTTCACATGACCTGGCAAGGTTGGGATTCTACCTGTTTACGGTGTGGCCGGAGATGGGGCGATGGAGAATGGTTGCCTCTTGACTTCTCTCGGTATGCGAGAAGAGATAGTATTGATTCTGCTAAAAGGAGATGGAAAAGTGGGAATTGACAAAAGCAGCATTGAATTAATTCAGGAATATGCCGATAGCTTCAGGAAAATATTTGCGTATTTTTTAGCGCCTAGCAAAAGAATTAATATTGGATGCTGCAACTTATTCGATTTTGAAATGGCTGTTTATTTTTGGGTTGTGAGTGAAAGTGAATATGAGTCAAAAGTTAAGATTAGAAATGCACCGCCTTTAGGAATGCCAAAAATGTGCCCATTGGCAAAAACGCGCCTTGCGAGAACGGAAACGGATATAATCAGGGTGTATACCGAGAACGCGCTGTTCATTGTTAAGGGGATCGATAGAGGCAACTGGTCGAGCGCTGCTGGACATACCGACGCAATGGAAGAATTGGGAGAATTACTGGCACGTCTCCCGGAAGGTGAAGGATGAAAAATAAAATTACAGGAGAAAATAATATGAATAATAAAAAGTTTTATCAACAGGGCGATGTGGTATTTAGAAAAGTTAACGATTTCCCGGAAGGAAAAAGGAAATTAAAAAATGGCAATGTAATAGTTGAGGGTGAAGGGTCTGGGCATTTTCATGCGGTACAGCCTGGACAGCTACCGTTTTCACTGTTTTTCGTAAACGATGGATTTTTTCTTGAAAATGAAAGTGACGATAATATTGTCATAGAACATCAGGAACACAATCCAATTGCACTGCCTCCCGGGAAATACGAAATAGACAAGGTTAATGAATTTGATTGGAAACGACATTTCGATGAAAAAGAAGATGAAAGGGGAAAGGCGACAAGAAAGGTTATTGATTAGGAGATATAAATGAAAAAGAAATTAAGTTTTGAAGAGTGGAGTAATGCGGTAAAACTTTTGTATGGTACGGAAGGCAAGGTGTCGATAGATTCAGGGAAACCTTATTTCCATGATATTCATTTTAGTAAGGTTGATTTCAACAAGGTGGTATTTCCGGAGAACGTAACGCTTTGTGAGTGTACACTAGATGCTCCGGTAAAGAACTATAGCTTTAGGAATATAGAGTTCAGGGATTGCTATTTTAGCGAAATAGCCTTTGTGGGCTGTGACTTGACTGGATCAAAGTTTGTGATTAATACTTCGTTTTGGAAAGATATTAGTTTTGATGGTTCCAATTTAATGGGCGTTGAGTTCGATTGTAGTACGGAGAATTTTAGAAAAGTTAATTTTAATTTTTCAAATACAAAAAACTTCAATACTGTTTCCGGTATATCTGGATATTTCGTTGATATTGGAGATTCTGGCGATACCGAGCGATTCAACACAATGAATCCCGATGAATTTGCAAACGTAGGGCCATTCGTCGTCAAGCGAAGCGGATGGTGCGCACACTATCTGAATAACGTAAAGATAAATAAAAGTTTCTACGATTTTCTGACTATGCCAGCCGACACGATAACGCCCTTTGATATAAAGAAAGTAATGAAAAAGAACGATTCGTTTATTATCAGCATAATAGAAAAAGCAGGAATTCAGAAAGTTTTAGGCGCTGTTGGTAAAGTGATAGAAAAAAAGGACGGATACGTATTGCATCAACTCGATGCCAATAGAGAAAGGATGCTTTATCTCGAAATGACAAATCCATCGACTGGCGAAAGGCACTTTGAAGGCATTCCTCCCACACAAGAAGTTAGGTTCATCGATCAAGCCCTGATCTTTCGGAATGGGCTTCCAGGGAGACCGGAAACATTGACATGAACAGAAAACGATTAGCGTTAGTGTATATAAATGTTCTGTTTAGGGATGACTTTTAAAAAAGAGGTTAAAAATGAAAACAATAGCTTGTTATAATATAATAAGAATTGGTGCAACTGACGATTTATGCGATGGCTGCGAACACGATATAGACAAGGATAATTGCCCATTATTTTTAGAGCGGAAAAATGGCACCAATGGGCGTTGCAAGTCATGTCTTTTTGCTGAAAGGTTGGTAGAAATTATAATTGCGGAAAACGTAAGTTGCGCTAAACCATATATGCCGGATGAGATTTAAGGCCTATAAGATCATGCTGAAACGTGCATTTATAGCGGAAAAGTTGCTAAAAATTACGTTTCGGCGCATAGCAAAGTTAATAAAGAAATCATGGAGGTATAGGATGCCGAAATTTAGTGCTAAGTCAATTGCTAATTTAGAATCCTGCGATTGCAGGCTGCAGGCTATTTTTAATTATGTCATCATTTATCGCGATTGTTCTATCCTGTGCGGATACCGAGGGAAAGATGAACAAGACCGGGATTTCGGCAGGGGAAAGTCGAGATTAAAATGGCCGTTCTCAAAACATAATAAGATTCCCAGCCAGGCTGTCGATGTGGTACCATATCCCATTGACTGGGATGACATAGAGAGGTTTGAGAAATTTGTGCAATTCGTGAAAATGACTGCGGAAACAATGAAAATCGAAATTATTTGCGGTGGTAATTGGGGTTGGGATTATCCACATTTTGAGTTAGCATGAAAGTCGGACTGATTGACCTGGACGCTAAGCTGCCGAACCTGGCATTGATGAAGCTGAAATCATATTACCCGGAAGCAGAATTGACATTCCCATTATTTTGCAGTGGTTACGATGAGGTTTATGCATCGTCAATCTTTAAATTTTCCGATAAAAGATATATCCATAGTAATGTTATTTCCGGAGGTACCGGATTTGATATTACGTCAAGACTCCCTGCTGATATAGAAGCTTGCCAGCCAGATTACAGTTTATATCCGAAGTGCCGATTTTCCTGGCAGCGCTTCACATACGGGTGTATCAGGAAATGTGGTTTCTGTGTATCCTGGAAAATGGGAGAATTTCAGGAGTTGGAACCGATGAACCTGAACCCGGCCGGTAAATATATATACCTATTGGACAATAATTTTTTTGCCTCTGTTAACTGGAAAGAAAATATCGGGTACCTGGTAAGGCAAAATAAGCCGGTCAAGTTCGAGGGGATTGACGCGCGGATAATTGCAGAAAATGATGAAATGCTGTACCTCCTGGATAAGGTTAAATTGAAAGGCCGGATGCATACAGCATGGGACATACCGAGTATTGACATGATGCCGAAATTCAAGAAAATTATCAAGGTCATTAAGCCCTACAAAATAATGTGCTACGTGCTGGTAGGGTTCGACTCTACTCCTGAGGATGATCTGCACCGGGTGTTATTTCTTGACGCGATCGGGATTGACCCATTTGTCATGCCGTTTAATAAGAGAGACCGGTATGTTGAACGTTTCGCCAGGTGGGTGAACCATAAGGCAATATTTAAGTCAGTCAAGTGGGAAGATTATAAGTAACTGCAAATAAACTTGCATTTCTACTTACCATTGCAAGCAAACTGCAAATAAAAAAATAATAATTGCGTTTCGTAGTTGACAAATAGCCATAATTATACTATTATATAGTTGGTAACCGGGTGTTACTGAATAACTTAGGAGGTTATTATGAAACAAGAAATAAGGATTAATTTTGCGGTTCTGGAAGATGTAAGTAGGATATGGAATAAGGGGAATAAGGAAAGGTACTATCTCACGGAACGTAGTATCGACCCTTGTCTTTCAGCGTATATCTCAAGAGAAAGAGACAAGGGCCGGTATGAGATAGAGTTAAGTAACGGGTTCCTATATCTCGAAAAATGTTACAATGATCTTAACAAAAGGATAGAGGAAATTGTCGAGATGTTGAAGGTTAACAATTGTATGGCTTACGAGCCGAATAAAAATTAATTTGGAGGATATTATGTATAAAAGTAAAATTGATAATCAGGTATTCACCGATGATGAGTATCGGGAATATGTCAAGAATGAATGTGCGGAAAATGGTTGGGATTTTAGTAAGGTTATTAACAGTCCTGACGAAGATTTTGAGTATATCGAAGATGAAGGAGATCAGACCAAACAAGAAGAAAAATCAATGATATTGGAGTGGCTTGACTGGGTTGAGTTCCACAAGTTGATGGCATTCTCCCAGGCTGGCGATAAGGTTATCGTTTGGGATGATGGTACAATATCTACCATGGATTCCGGGACATATCCTAATCCGGAAATCATGGATAAAATCGTACACATTTATCACCCGTGCGGAATGGGGAATACAGACTTTTCCGTCTACTTCGACGGATGGGGTACAAGAAATGAGGACGGCGATGTTATCGTTGATGATACAAGCGAAGTGATGGATTTTAACGATGCGCTTGTTAATTGCATTGAAAACGGAGATTTTACTGATTGGATTGAAGCGTGGAAGAGTGAAGCGCTTCGGGTAGATGAGAACGCTATTTAGTCAGTTTACCCCGCGGTCGGGTTCGCCCGACCTCGGAGGTAAATTAATTAATCACAGGAGGTTTTAAAATGAAACAAGAAAACTTATCAGCATTAAGTACTATGTTATCTTGGAAGAGGACATACAAACGCAAGGGGTTCAGAGAATTTCTATCGCGTTGGGAATGTGAAACAGCGGAGAATTTCCGCGATGAAACCCTTGAAATTGTCGATCTCCTTCGTATCAATAGTATAGAGGGAGGTGTGTGTTACTTTCTCCGCCGCGGGGATGATGCGTTGTACAGAGGGACAGATGTTGATGCATATGGATACAATGATGCTGATTGCATCAACGTCGAAAAAATGGAAATAAAATTCTTAAGAAGCATTATATCTCATCTTCCGGAAAAAATGTTTTGGTATAACTCATTGCTAAGGAAATGCGGGAAACCGTATGATAAGGATTTGAGTAGCTTAGGCTACTGATAGGAGGATTAAAATGAAAGAAGAAAAAATTATTCGGAGAACAGTATACATGAGGGGTAGGCCAATGTACGGTGTTTTCGCGACATCTACCTTCGCGATGTATCGGGATGAATCCGAGTGTGGTAAATGGAATTATATTGAATTAAGAAGGAGAAATCCTGAAGGTGCTATACAAGGATTAAGGTCTGAGGTAGAAGATTGGATCATGAACAAACCTCTTGCTGTCGTCCTCAAGCATCATGACATCAAAGTAGTGAGTAGTAGCTACTGGGGAAGAGTAGAGTTAGACGAGAATGGGAAAATAATAGAAATGGCGTCACATTTCAACACGCCACATTAAAGGAATATGTTGATTAGTCAGTTTACCCCGCGGTCGGGTTCGCCCGGCCTCGGAGGTAAATTAATTAATAACAGGAGGTTATTATGAAAAGAAAAATGGTTTTTGAAAAAATGGTAAAAAGATTGCAAGGAGATTGCGAGATTTTGAAGCACTCCCAGAACTGGGCCTGGGCAGATGTTGAATCGCATGGCGATCCGGAAGATTGCTCAATAAAACGGTATACCATCGATGAAGCTATCGCCATAGTCGATGAGTGGGAAAAGGAAATCGAAAAAGTCGTGGGAATTATTAACATGTCGCCCCGGAAGGGTGATGCGCCGATGGTTACCGAATACGGCAAGGATTGTGTTGGTTGCACAATCGAAGGCGATATCGAGCGAGAATATCCCATCCCCTACGATACCATAATTAATTTGAGTGGAAAGTGGGAATTCCGGTTCTATGTAGAATCGACTGCAGGTGGTGGAGCGTCGTGGGAAACTATGGGGCCTGGTATCAACGATACTAGGAAAGAATATGTAATGCGTAATTATGGGAAATTAGGTTGCTACAGCACCTTGTTAGCTGGGTATATTGTTAATCCAGAAATAATGTGGGCAAGAAACGGCTGTGCCGTTAGTGCTCCAGCGGAGATCAAGCAAAGCTACTTACGAGGTTTTAATTTTTTCACCAGGCACAAAATCTTGGGGGGAGATACTTTCCTTCAAAAGGAAAGCAGAAAAATGCTGATTGACCTTATAGACGATTGCGAACTTTTGGATTTTGGTAGTTATACGCAAGGACATCTTGCATGTGCTGAATTGACAGAAGCTGATCTCAGCAGCACGAAAGTGCATGTTGAGGATTTGGAAAGGTTTCCGGGAAAATACCATGCGAAGTTTTTTAATCACCAATGTCTCGGTGGTATGTATGTGGACTCAACCAGGATTGACGATACTGGCTATTGCTTAGTTCATTTTCGTATGCCTGGTTGGATAGTTTCGCCTGACCACATCGATGAAGCAGTATCAGTTTTGCCGGGATATTATCTATTGCGGCATCCTATCCCGCATGGGGACGTTGATTAATTGGTTTACTTTGCCCGTCGTACTGCGGCGAGCGGAAGATAGAAGTATCACTTAGTTTAAATCCGGGATTCGGTTCGCCGGCTCCCGGTCTTAAATTAACAGGAGGTTAACATGAATAAGCAACAATCTCTGAAAGCATTTTCGGACAGTATGATCCGCAGCACATTGGCCCTGGCTTATGATGTGTTGGAGTCTGGGGTTGTACCATATGGTGGTACGGCCAAAATGGCAATATCAACACACATGCCATTCAAAAACGATTCTACGGTTACGGTAGAATCCTGGTCACGGTTAGTTTGTGGGCCAAATGATATACCGGGCGATTACAGCGCCGGTGGAAAAATAACATGGGAAACGACAGGCTGTCATACTGTGGTTTTTCTATTTTCGCAATTCGATGCGGTGAATGGGAATTCGTGGTTAGAATTGAATCGCGTTACGATCGGCTGCGATGAATCAAAGTGTTTCTACCCTGGGATTATATCAGCGTGTAAAGGCGCTGGGATTCCGGTAGAAGTTAAGGGATAACGGGAGGTTTTAAAATGAAAGACACAATTTTTATTATTTTGTATCAGGATAATACAATGATTCCAATGGTTAATGAGCCGCTAAAAGAGCATTTCCCTGAAGGTACTCGATTCTTTAAAACAAACAGGGAAACTACGATTAGTGACCTTTCCGGATGGTATGGCTCTAAATGGACTGCGAAAAGATTTAAGGAGATAGCAGGAAAATGAAAAGCGTTAACAGAAAACATACTAATTGCGGAAAGTGCATTTTCCATGGCGTAATGAATGCGCTTCGGTTAACGTGCAATAATCAAGAAGTTAAAAAAAGGTTTGTTGATGACTTAGATGGTTATTGCAAACATTTTAAAGTAATTAATTCACTCTCCGGGAATGGGGATTGCCTGTTTCCGGAAGTGGAAGGAGAATGAAGTGAAAGAAATACACGTAAAGATTGACGATACCCTGTTTGAAATGCTTGAGTACTTACGCCAGGCACATGACTTGAGGTTTTCAGCAGTCATAAAAACAGCACTCCGACGCTTTCTGTCTGACCGTCACCTGACCAGAAATCTTATCGATGCCAGGGAAGCCAAAATTATTGCGGCTGCGGAAAAGAAAAAGGAGTATAACCGGGAATATAGCAGGAAACATCCCGCTAAGAAGAGAGGTGGATGTTATGGGAGATAAGAAGTACAAGAACTATGGGGCGTATTGCCTCATATTGTATCGTTGTGACACTTGCGGAAAACAAGAAATGGTTTGGAATTCACGAGACGGGGATGCGGTCAGTCCCATCGAGTGTAGGCGTCACGATTTTTTTTGCGGACTTATGTGGCGTGACCAGAAGTCCCACGCATTGCATGTACCGAACTTCGATCCGCCCGATACGAGTCGGGTGCTGATCAGCAAAAAATCCAGCAATGACACGATGGTTGTGTCAGGCAAGGAGTATAAAGCTCTGGTTAATGACCGTCAAATGTCATCGATACTAAAAGGAGAAGATAAAATGAAGATAGAAATAACAGAAGCAGAAGGGAGAATAAATGAGGTAATCGCTAAACTTGATGAGATAGAGCACGTCAAGTTGGAGCCAGTAAGCTCATTGCTCCCCAAATTGGAAGCAGAAAAAGAAAAGTTGTTTGCGTTGTATGCTGAAAACGAAAAGATTGTTAGTTCGGAAAGAGGAAAGGCGTTAAGGTCTATGGGTGCGTTCAGCAAAGACGTTAATAATGAAAGGATAAAATTGCTTGAACGTAAAGATGAAGTCGAAGCTATAATTGATCAACTAAAGCTTACGATAGAAAAGGCCGAAAGTGATACCCCTCAAGAGTCCAGGACTGTCAAGTTGAAATCTGTGCTGAAATACTTCCTGGTAGGGGGGTTCGTTCTTATTGTTTACCTGAAAGACCCCATTATCTCTTTGTACCTTGCTATTCTGGTTGTTCTCGCCTGGCTAACGGATAGGTACATTACCTAGAGTGTTTCTGATCTACTTTAGAATAAAAAATAACAGGAGGTAAAAATGCCAATAATTAAAGAAAAAGAAGAATCCTGGTTGTGGTATCAAGGGGTAAACATGGATGATCTTAGCAGATCGTGCGTTGATATAGCAAAAGAAGTAATGAGGTTGCTTGACACGCCTGGTCATGAGACAATCGATGCTGATAAGCTAATTATCATTGCTGCAGCCAACATCAATGAAAGCGGAATAACCGGCGCTATGACCGGGGAGATTGCGGACATGATTTCCAGATACCATAGTCGCGGTAAGGAGTTTCGCGAAAAGTGGAATCTATCAAATCAAATCAATCATGAAGGTGAACGGGCGAATATATTGGGCGATACACTGAACCCGGCCTTATTAAGCATACGTCCTAAATAAGTCTATTTTGGTAATGCAATCACAGAAAGGGGTAAATCATGAAAAAACTAAACAACAAAGTGCTTGATTATAAAATATGGGCGGAGAGGTATTGGCGTTTATTGGGTGGTGCCGATGAAGGGTGCAAAATATGGAGAATGGTATTGAAGCAGATACAGAAAGGCGGTAAGGAACCTGCTGAAAGTTTGCTGAGGCATGAAACCCAAACAGAGGCAGGGTACAATATAAAAAATAGCGAAATCGTAATTGATGAAAGTAAAATAACAGGAGGATTAAATGAACAAACAAGAAGTTAAATCTCAGCAACTCGCGGAAGGGATGAAGTTTCTGGCTGTTACAAGAGAATATGACGGGCAGCCTGCAGAGTTTATGTTGAATGATGCCGAAGGTCCATTGTTTTACAAAATTGAAAGATATTCCGGGAGGATGCTTTCAGCAACAGAAATGGTTGGCGGAAGAACGATAACACACGAACTCAATAACTGAATCTTCACCCCAAAAATTAAGCCCCGGTGCTCGCCGCATTGGGGCTTTTTTATTTCCCGCCTGCAAAATACTACTAAGAAAAAGTGTTATTTTTTTCTGTTAAACGTATACCCCACCACTCATGGCTGGTATACTTGACCGGGATAACGGCATGGGCGAAGTGAAACAGGAATAGCAATAGTGATTTCCCGGCCGTTCTCATGTTGAGGCGGAAGTGAGATAGGTATCGCTTTGTCATTGTACTTATTTTTTGGCCATTATTTCGCTATTAAAGCAATTAGTATTCCCATCGGTATCCCAGCAATTCCGCCCTTGACATATCTCCAGAAGTTACCCTTTTTTATATTTCTGATAGTTGTATCTTTAAGCTTGATTTTTTCGTTCAGATTGTCAACTCTCAGGTTGCAGCTTGCATAATCCTCATCTTGCAATTCGATGATATTGTGGTATTCTGATATTTCAGATTCATGCAGTTCTATAGTCAGATCGAATTTATCAGTAGATTCTTTGATATATTTTTTGTAATCGATCAGCAAGCTATTGAAGTTTTCTTGACATTCCGGAAGGTCATAAAATACCAGGCTCTTATAATGCTCTATCTCTTTGTTCGCTGCAGATATCCCATTTCTATAATCCAGCACAGCCTTATCGTTCGCCGCGGAGATTGTTTTGATCTGTTCGGTTTTCAGCTCAATGGCTGCCCGGTTCCTCCGTTCAGTTTCCAACAGATTTTCATTTTTAATTTCTATAGCTTCTATCCGGGCCCGGGCTGTGTCAAGATCACTACTTACCGCGCGGTACCCAATAAAGCCGACTATCAGCAGGATTACTCCGCATAGTATCAGCACACTTTTCCACTTCCTTTTCATAAGAGCACCATGATTGCAATTATCGCTACCGCTACAATCAAGATGGATATAACCGCATCTATCACTATCGATGCTAATTTTGCCAGTCTCATGCTATCCACCTGATGGCGAAATACAGCAACGCTGCACCTGCACAAATCATAAATCCAATTGCGATATAGCTAAAAAATATAACCGAATTAATGAATGAAATTAAACAAGATACACTTGATTTAATCATCTTTGCTCCATTTTATTGTATTTTAAGATTGCCATAGTCAGCTTAATTATCATGATTCAGCTTAATGATGAAATTATTTATAGTTTCCGTTAGACTCGCTATGTCCTCTCTTGTCTCTTTTCTGTTAGTGAATATGCTTTTTTCTATTTTCTCTAGCATAGCTGTTATCGATTTTATCCTCACTTCCCCACTATCTGATTTTCTCTCATATAGTCGCAATCTTTTTCCATGTTCTCTTAATGTTTCACCATGTTCTCTTAACGTTCGGCGCGTCCCTAATCCCTTTAGCAATGCCGTTACTCCTGCGGCTATCATCAAGCATATTGCAACGATTATTTCCTTATTCAATCTTTTGTCCCATTTTTTTTCTTGATGCAATAATTCCCAAATTGATGCAGGCAATAAATACCGACTGTATATTTTAGTGTTGGCGCTATATATTTAGCGTGTTCCGCTTGTTTAGTAAGCGCCATAATGAGAATGATTGCAATTGTCCCTATCACGGAAATCAACGCGATAACAGAAACTATAACAAAATACCATTTTATCGATTTCACTTATTTTTTGACCATTTGCTTCTAAGTTTATTTGCGATTGCAATAACAATTATCAGCGCCGTAATGATCGCAGTAAACAGATTGTCGGTAATAAGAACTGCAGCAAGAAACATCCAAAAAGCAAAATTTGTTACCGACTCCACTTTTTTATTCATTATGAAAGATTTAATCTTTTCCATTACGCTTGTGATGAAAGGTTTAATTTTTTTCATTTTTACTCCTCATAGTATAGCCCCCAATATAACTAGTATAATTATGATTGCCAGGGCATATATTATCAATTTTAATTTACTTTTTTTCTCCGGTATAATCGGATCCGGCGCTACTGGCCCAGGTGCTATGATCGGAGTGTCAGGTTCCTCTTCAATGATCATTTCCGGCGGTGATTTCCCATAGTTCGGAGGGTTGCCGTATGCTTCCCGATATGCCATTATCGCCGGGACTATATACTTCATGTCGAGTTTGTCTAAATGGATTGTGTGCCTCCAATAGTTCCCACTGGAATCATATATTCCACGCGGGTGAAGGGCCAGGATTTTGGACTTATTCTTGATTTCTTTGACTGCCGCAGCTTTTTCGATACCAGGCGCATCCGCTGCGATAATGTCCTTTGTAAAGTTGTACAATGCTGAAGAGTGCACTCCGCCATCTTTCATATTGCTGCCGTCAAGCGAAATACAAAACGCCTGCCCGGATAATCGCCCGATTGATGTGCATTTTACAACTTGCTCCCAGGTAGTTGAATTGTGATCAGAGAGAATATAATCGTATTTTACAGGCTTCTCTTTGTGTTTCCAAATATCACCGATAGGCCCAAAAATATTAAGTTTCCCGGATAGTGCCTGCGATAGGAGACCGGCAATCTGCACAGCTTTAATGTTTTCCTGAAAAGTCTCCTTATTTACTCCGTCCGAACAGTTTAGCTGGAAATTCCACTGATTGAAATCCTTCCGCAGCGCCCGAACCAGATCGACATGCCACCTGGTCAGGTGAACAATTGATTCTAACTTGAATTCAGATTGCATCCCGGCTTCCGGCTCATTAGTAAGCTCGATGATGCAATTGTTGTCTATTCCGAGATAATCAATTTCATTCAAGACGAATTGGCTTCCCTTCTCGCTATACAGGCTTTCCGGATGAACGAATGGTTCACCGTTCTTCTTGTCTACTGCCACTCTCTGGACGGGGATCAGTATTTGCCGATTAGTATAGCCAGTCAAACCAAGGCCCGGAATCAAGTTGAACTCTTCCATCATATCCATGACGGGCCTGAATATGTTATCCCGAAAGTGAGAATTAAACTCTAATGTCCAGGTATCCTTTTCCAGATTTGGAAGTGTGATCATTTCCTCCCAAAGGTGAGCGGGTGTTTTGGACGGTGCAGCCAATGGCCATGGCAACCACACCATTACTCCAGAAGTGCCCGCATTGCTGATTTTCCGCAGCGTTTCCCGTACAAGTTCCAGGTATTTTACCAGGTCACCCTTCGGCCGAGCAAAGAACAGGCCGCACAGATTGACGAAGGGCGGTGCTAACCGCCCCCGTCTGAAGAAATCCTTCGATAACATCTCACTACTCCTTTAGATTATTATTTCCAGTTATCGGGGGGTTCGATTTTAAACAGCCTCGAAAATGACTTACACAGCCACTTCAACATTTTTTGAATATTATCGATTTTCACTTTATCACTTCTCGATTCTGGGGGAAGATACGGCAGCCCAACTTCATAAAACACTTTTAGCACCGGGTTCCCTCGACCTTCATGTCGATTTCTGTTCATATCATAATAAAAGCAACTCTGGAATCCATGGGGGTCTGTTTTCTGTAAATCCCATCCCGGGGCTACCGGATTGCCTATCTCATTTAGTCCGTACGGTAAGAAGTCAGGTGTCCCTGTGTACATACCGCTAAATGCCATAACCGAACAAAACGCCAAAATGATTAAGATTGTAAATGTTTTTTTCATTTTAAACTCCTTTTTAAATTTCATCTATTAGAATAGTAGTATATGTTTCAATATTTTTCAACTTTATTTTCATAATTTATGCAGCACCAGTCCGGTGATACAATACTCTGATCTTTATCGTTTTGGATCCTCCGCCCTCAACTGCTACCTTTGCATACACCCCTGTATTTCCGTCTATTGGCCCGCTATGAATCTCTGGAACGTATATTGATGATACGTTAGTGTTTAACTTGACAGGCACTTCTAATACATTGCTATCGTTTGCCTTATTGTAGAACGTCACGACGAATGTTTTATCGAATATAGATACTGCGTCCACAAACACTCCATGAATATCATATTCTACAGGTATTGTATTGTTTGGGATTATGTCAACTGCAACTCCTTCTACATAAGATGCGACACCGGTAGTTAACGTCACTGGTGGTGCTAATTTTGGATATACCCTACTCGCAGCGTGCATATGCCTTTGTATATCATTTGTAATATTGTTTGTTTCTACAGCCCTACTTCTATCGGTAGAACCGTAATCAACAAAAAAAGCTTCATCAATCGGCATACATCACCTCCTATTGGTTTGAATTTATCCCGGCACCAATATTTAGCACCGTGTTTTGATTTGCGCCTATTATTTCTATATCAATTATTATTTTTTCAATACTTTTTGTGTACGTAATGGGAATCAGGTAGCCATCATCGGGGGTAATATTTCCAAATACTTCCTGTCTCTTTGATAATGTATTATTGTCTGGGTCTTTGATTGCGAAATGCACCACCTTTATCCCATCTGCCCACGATGGGGTTGCTGATAATTCCATTATCATCGATGTGTTTGTTTCCAGTTCAGCTAAATCAATTTGAATGAATGCTGATTCGGTATTGGCTACATTCAGTGAAAATCTTGCCGTACTCACCCCGGTCGATATGGTTTGCAAGGTATCTATGTTTGTATCTTTGTATTTTAAAACATTAAATACATTAGGCATGGTTATTTCTCCTTATGCTCATCCCAATAAATTTTAAACTCAGCTACATTGTCAGACGCATTCGATGTTATCTTAAAAATATAAGTTGTGTCTTTTTTTAGTGGCTGCTCTTCATTGTTGACAATGGGAGTAGCTGATTTTTTTATTATCGTCGAATCCGTGTCAAGAACTTTTCCGCCAACAATATTAGCTGGGTTTACCAATAGATTGTTTGATGCTACGAAAGCCCCGGTTGAATTTTCAAGTAATACAGAATTTTCAATATATTCTCTATTTCTCTGGATTAGTCCAAGTTTAGCACCGGTGCCAGAATCCCAGGTAGCACCTTCAATTATCTCTATTTTACCAGCCACATAAGACCACCAAACATACCCCTTAACGTGAACCCCCCATCCTGTAGCTGGGGTCTTGAAACATACTGATAGAGTGTCATCTTTTGCCATTCCCGGCAAAGAAGTGAAAGCCCTGTAACACCCGCCTTCATGCAGGCAATGATGCTCTATCGAAGTTACTACGGGAGAACTGGTAATACCATTGCTCATCGGTTTGTACCGATTGAAAATATTTGCCAAACTCGAAAATATCATTAATATTCTCATTGTATCTCCTTAATTTCTCGAATCGAGATGAGACGAAATCCATGCTTGACCGGTCGAACCGCCAGACAGAACAATCTTCCAAAATAATCTTTGATCAGACGTGTCGTATGTAACCGGTATGCTGAACGTTTCGCCAGCAGGTGTATTTGCGTCTATGTATGGTTCCCATACAGATACCTTTCCGTCGCTTGCCATTTCCGTAACGAAGCTTCTTTCTGTTTTACCTTTTTTTGTAGTCAAGACATTAATTGTTAATTTATCTGAATCTCCCTTGATATAACTTACAATCAAAGTTGCCCCGGTGGTGGCAACTGAACCGCCTTTATGCTCATAGTATCCACCGCCAGAATCGATTAATGTTTCATCGGTTATTATTGCCATTTTTACCTCACTGTCATATTAATGTTTATTTTCATAATTGTCAACTATAATGGCCCTTTTGTATATGATGCGAGCCCGGTATAATCGCCCCATAATCCAACTGGGATCGTAAAGCTATTAGTAATCCCAGCATTTGGAGCCAGCATTGCATTTAATGGCCCTGCAGAATTTTTATAAATTCCCAGCGCGGCTATTGCTATATTGCTGAATGTGGTATATGTAGCACCGTTAAACGCAGCCCCTATAGTAAGACCTTCATTTGCTGTACCGGTATCGGTATCGATGAGATACGAATCTTGATTGCCGTCTAAGTAAAACGCATATGTCGTATTTGTTTTTATAAATGTTACTAAATGCCAATTCGTATCAGCTATTGAAGTATTCCCATTCATTGTTATTTCGTTAACTCCGCCCTCAAACGCAACGAATGATAATTTGTTTCCTGCTCCGATACCTCTTTTAGTAATTCTCCAAAAATCAGTAGTATTATTTTCGTATTGACCGCAGATTGACTCGGCATTATCTAATGCTCTGAATTTCACCCATACCCATACAGAAAAACTCGGAAAATGACCAATTCCCCATGGGTCAAAATCAAAAAATCTTTCACTATTCCCAAACTTCAAAAATTGATCTGTGCCGTTAAACGATATGCATGAGTTGCCGTATTTGTAATCGGAGATGACATGGGCTATATTTCCGCCGGAATCCATCAAAAAATTAGTGCCATTCACCGAACTGTCATAAAAATTTTGTGATCCTTTTTGATTATTTGATTGCAATAGAAATATCTGGTCTGTATTCAATTTCTCATATCCAGAAATATCAATCAAATCAACATTTACCTGGTCTCTTTGGTAATCGAATTTTAATCTTTGGACGATGAACAAATGAGCTTCAGCATCTTCAAATTGATTATGATAGAATTTAATCAAATCGAAAGGTTTTGTTCCATCGAATTCTTTTATATTCGCCGTAAACGATCGTTTTCTTTCCGGGAACGATAATTCGGTCATTATTTTTTTTCTAATGACGTGTGGCCTTGCATCATATTTTGGGTAGCCGGTCGTATCAGTAAGGCCCCAAAATTTATCCCTTGCGAATTCAGTGGTATTTGATAATATTCCAAATCTTGAAATGCTCTCGTCTTTATTGAACACTTTTGTATCGCCCGTCTTTGCTTCATTGTACTGATATGCTATTTCAGCATTTATCCTATTTAATGTATTCGATCCATCATCTTCCCAATCGAAATTAGGCCTAAATGAGTTAGATACACCCGGTTGAAATTCTTTAGCAATCGCCAAATTGCCAAAATCAATTGATACGAAATAAATTTTTCTATCAGAATCAAGAAAAAAATGGACATTTAGCATTTTGCAAATATCTTTCACAAGCTCTATTCCATTAATTTGATCTACTATTGCATAATGAGTGTCATATGCGCTACCCCTTAAGCTTACGATACTATCAAGGTGCCACTCATCCACCTTGAATACGGTCATTCCATCAGCATCGATGGTTTTGAATGGATACCTTGTGAAAAACTTGCTACCTATCGACTTGCCTATCGCCTGTGTAGATTTATATGGAAAATTGAAATTGACATCAAGATATTCTTCCGTAGTAGCTGAGTATTGAACGTAATAATATGGGTCATCCCCTACCGGAGATATTAATGTTGAGCTTCCGGTAACATCGGTATCATCTGATTTTAGCACGTATTGCAGCGTTAGCGTATCAACTATCCCTGATTCCCCCAATATGTATAAATTTGAAGATACCCTGTTGGCTCTTATAGAATTTTTTCTTTTTTCAGCAGATGATGGGGCGCGGAATTGACCTGAAAAGAACGGTATCGTTTTCCCCCGGCTTGTCTCAGGAGAATTTGGATAATTTTCATCGGTAATCATCATATCAGAATTAATTGATTTTTTTTCAAATTCTGATAATCTGTCTGACATCTTCAGTGTAATAAGATTTTCGCTTATTCCTGCATTTTGTATTATGTATCTCCCGATAATAGTTCCGTCATCTTTCCTTATAGTTACATCCCCTCCGGAAACATACCTGGTCTCGACGTTAGCAAGCAAAGCTCTATATGAAATCTTGGAATTATCTCTCAGCTTTATAGAAATATGACTGGTCTCATAATCACCCCATCGCGCCCCATTCCATGATAACGGCGATATGTCAACTATATCAGGAGTGTACTGAATGTTATTGTAAGTAAATCCGTTTAGCGAAACATGATAGGTAGTTCCAGACCAGTCGATATCCATTCCGATATTCATTATCTTCTCTCTATGAAATTCAAATCAATGTTGAATTTATCGGCGCATCTTAATCCTTTTTCGTTTGAAAATCCGATTTCGCCGTAATAAACTTCTCCTTCTTGATCATCGTATATGCAAGCATCCTCAAGAATTCTTATAGTTTTATCGAATAGGTTAAATTGAGTTGTCCCAATGGCCCGGAATTGCCAATTGCGTTTCGCACGTAAATCCTGGAATTCTCTGTCTTTTTCAAATGAATAACCAATGGTATCAATAAACGATGCTTCATTTCCAATACCCCTATCCCATAGGTAATTTCTTTCAAATTCATAAACATTTCTAAATAGAGCTAATTTCCCGAATATTCCGCTGCTTAATCCTGTATCGAAAACGAATTTCCAATACTGATAGGTCTCACTGAATTCCGCCCAACTTTTTGTACCCAAATAACCTGACATGTATTTTATGTTAGGTTTCAGGTCTATTGAAAAATCAGTAGTAGCAGACGTGGTACCGGCCTGCAATTCAAAAGTAGGAGAGAAGCTCAGTATGCTTGAGCCGCCGACATAACATGCTTTCAATAATATCGGCCCGCCAAAATCAAGCAAAAACGTCCCGGCAGGATTAATGGCATCCCATTTGGATTTCTGATTATAATCTACGGCATACTCTTTTTCAAAAGTTGCCTTTTCTCCTGATACTATTGCTGTCGGTATACCTGCCACATCACTGTAATATATTTTACCTGCCATTTTATAATCCTGCCTTTTCTAATTCGCCTACTATATTTTGTCCATTTACGCGAACGGCCTGAATCAATTTATTTGTGAGCGTATCAACTGAATCTCCACTACTTGCTTGCACTACAACTGTCATGTTTACGTCACCGACCGTACGGCTATTATTGATATTTCCACCGGCCGGAGTGACTTGAAATTCTTCACCGCTCGATACGCCTATTAGAAAGTCATCGTTATTAAAGCCGGGCGGTACTATTCCCCCTCCGCCGGTTGCAAATTTAGGTATATTCCTTTGCGGTGGATTTAGTGGAGGTTGCGGAAATCCATTGTTTTGGCCCAGCTTTCCCAATTCTTTATTAGCAGCATTAACAAAATTCCTAATTGAATCGAGTGATTTTTTACTTGCATCATCAAAGCCAGACTTCATGCTATTTGCGGCATTATTAGTTCCATCTGAAAGAGTAGTCATTGCATTGACGCTTCCTTCGGCAAGCATGGTCATTGCGCCAACGCTTTCTCCAGCGAAACCTTTCATCGAATCAGCAGACATTTCGGCAAATGCATTAATATCTCCGGTCATAGTTTTCGCAGTATTGGTAGTATTTTCTCCCAATTTTACCATTTCCATATCTATTTGTTGAATATCATTTGATGAATTTTCTGCAGCACTATTAATTGTACTGTCAAGTTTTTGGAATTCCGACATATCCGCTCCCAGGGCTTCACCGATTGTCTTTAATATATCAGCTATTGTATCGAGCGGGTCTGCCATTTCGTCGAACATGCCTTGTTGTTTGGCCTGGTCAATCAAACTTTGTGTATTGGCATCTAATTTCAATCCATACTCTTCCGCTTGATCTGATAATATTTTCAAACTGGGAGCCATCATCAATAAGGATTGATTTTGAGAAAATCCGGCATTACGCAATTTATCGAACTGCGCAACAGTACTACGCCCATAAGATTCAAATTGATCCTGATCCATCTTGCCTAATTCTGCTGTCATTTGCAGGACGGCATTGAATCCTTCAACTGATTTAACCAGTTCTTCGTTATTTTTTATAAGCGTTCTGAATTCACTTAGAGCTTTAAATGTGTCATCCGCTGCCCACTTATTAGCCTCTTGACTTGCTATAAGTGCATCAAATGAATCGCCCATAGTTGACATCACTTCCGTAATGGATGCACCTGATTTCATCATATTGGCGAATAATCCCAAAGTTATATTAACCTGGTCGTTAAATTCAGTTTGGCTGGTTGCGCTAACTTTAAGGTAATCTGCTAAAGCAGGTGCTGCGTCAAATGCTTTCTCATAATATTCAGCAGTATCTTCAGCAACCTTTTTTGCGGCGTCCTCGGCATACTTCGCAAAGTTTTCCCAGTATTCCTCTGGATCGTCGATAGAACTAAATAGACTGTTTGCTTCGACATATTTTTCCAGTAAATTTGTTAATTCTCCAATTGCTTCTTGACTTGTAACTCCTAAATTTGATAGCGCTTCGGTTGCCAATTCGGCACCGCCTGTCAACCCGGCCGGCCCCAATACGTACGTTACGTGTTGGATCGCTGCAGCCACGGCACCCAAATAATTACCGGACGCAAGGCTTTTGCTAATATTTTTGAAATTATCAAATACTTCATTATTTTCACCCATAGCATCGCCCAATACATCCAGGGCCATAGATATTCCTTCAAAGTATTTTGACATTTCAATTTTGCTGATTTTGTTAAGTATATTGTCTAATAATGTAGACTTCTCAACTGAATTTGCCATTTCATCAGCAGTTTCCCTGACAGTTCCGGCCAATTCAGCAAAGCTTTCGCTGCCGCCATCCACCACATCACTTAACTCTTCAATTCTTCTTTTTTCCTCTCCCATTGCATCGATGATCTCTTGCACAGATTCATCTAAATCTATATTATTTTCTATAATATCTGAAAGTGGCTTGCTGGTATCATTCAGGTTATTTTTTCTATCAGATTCAAGATTGTTCAGAATTTTATAAACTTTTGTTGCCTCCTCCAACGATACACCGAGTGTTTTTTGCAACTTTCCTATTTCTTCTATTTCAGGTTTCTGTTTTTGTAATATAGCCGTTGCAGATTGCGTGGATACTCCGTATTTTTTCATAATCTTTTCGACATCTGTCAATGGTTTTTTTTGTTTTACAATATCAGATGTTACTTTTTTTGTAGTTTCGCTTAACTTTTTTGTTGTTTCTTCTAATTTAGTAGAAACTATAACTATATTCCCATATTCATCCTCAACAACAGTCCATTTAGCTGCTGCTTGTTTTACTACTTCACTGACTTCGGCCTGTTTTTGCCCCAAATCAGATATAGCAGTCATAAATTTTGCTCCGAATGTTGAAGCCTCATCGAATACTATACTTAGGCCCTTTATTACATCAGCAAGCCCTTTAAAAAATGCAAGTATAGATTCCTTATTATCCTTTATCCAGGACGAAAAATCTTTTAAAAACGGAAGCAATAAATCGACAAATGTTTTCCCAATATCAACTTTTAAATCTACTATAGTTGCGTCAAGTTGCCTTGATTGATTCGCGAAGCTATCCTGAGTACGCGAAAAATCCCCCATGGCGTTTTTTGATTGCTCCATAATAAGCGCAAGAGTTGCCTGCGCTTTTGCTGTTTTTAAAGCAGAACCTGATAGATTCTGTTGACCTTTTTCAAGTAATCTTTGGCTAAGGTCTGTTTCAAGAATTGATATTCCAAGACCTTTCATCATTTCGCGTTCACCTAGCAATGCCTTTGTTATTGCCTCTGAGGCTCCAGCGGCATCACCGGCATAATTCGTAAAACTTGCAAGGTCTACGGCATGTTTTTGGGTTTGCTTTGACAATTCCAGGGCTACCTTTTGGTTGGCTCCCAGCCCGGTTAATAGGTCTCCTGTAGCACCGAGCATTTTTTCTGCTGATAATGTAGATAGGCCATAAGAGTCAGTTAATTCTTCCACGGCCATTGACGTTTCCGCTGTAATATTTGAAAATACCGTGTTTAATTTAGAATGCTCTTCCATTGCGGAAGATGCTAAAGAAATTGAATCACTTATAAGACTAAATGCTTTACGTGCTACCATTAAGATAGTCCCTCCAGCAATAATCTTCTTAAGCATTCTTGAATATACGTCACCTGCTTTTTTACTTTTATTTTCTAAGCCACCTACTGCCCCGGTGATATTATCAATTTTTATTACGCTCCCTTTATCATCGGTGGTAATAACAAATTTCAATTCCCCTGCGACTGCCATTCTATTTCCTCGATCTCGACTTTATTCGCTGCCTTTCTCTATTGCTGGCTTCTAATGACATTTTGTATTGAATTATTCTATGAGTGTTATCTATCATGGCTAATTTCCTGATAAATTCGTTTCGATATATTTCGTCAAATTCAAGCTCATCTATCATCCTTGCGATTAACCCCGTTTTAATCGTGAATTCATTCACGTTTTCACGGTAAAAACTATATGCGAATTGGTTCGCATACGTTAAATCTTCAATGACTTCCTTGACTTTGTGTTCCCAACTTTTATAATAATCTTCCCAGTAATCAAGGAAGTCATTTAGTTTTTTATGTCACCTTCACAGAAATTTTCTGAATTGCACGCCTTTCTCAATAGCCACGTGTTGAATTGCAATGCTATCTCTTCACCATCTTCATCGAGTTCTGGACTGCCATCTTCGTCAAGTTCAATCGCTATCTTCCGGCTCCATAAGAAATTCAATAATTTTTCAAGATTTCCTTTATTGAATTCAATTTCTTTTCCATTTTGATCTTTGAATCCAACGAATCCTTTGATTTTTTTCATAAATAAGTCGTTCAATTTTTCAAAAAATAGGGCCTCGTTCCATTCCCTTGCATTGCGTTTACCGTCTTTCACCACAACATTCCCGTTTGTTATGGTCTTTGATATTCCTGAAAATAAAAATAAATTTTCCTTACTGGTAATGGGTTCAATCAAAATCCCATATTTGGTATCTGGGATCGTGAACATTTTTGCTTTTCCATAATCTGTATTGATTGTTAAGTCTAATTCTAAAGTCATTCTATTCTCCTTTTTAGGTTTCAGTGATTGCCGGGTACCCGGTCAATGCGGTAAGATCGTTAATCCATTCTATGTACGGGACATTGTATGACATCCCAGCTACGTTTCCGGAATCATACTGAACCGTAAATGTGGTACTGGTCGGCTCAGGTGTTTCTTGATCGACAGCAGTTGTAGTAATGTAAACGCCAGGCAGATTGATTGTAAATTGATATGGAGTGTCAGGAGTAACCCCTACAATGTTTGGCCCGGTCATAGCTATTGACATCTTGTATATCGTTCCTGCTTGATATTCAGTTAGATGATCTTCGTTTTGTGCAGTTTTTTTAGGATATTCAAGAACGACAGTCAACATGGGCTGGGTGTTATCAATCACATCAGAAATAGCAGCGGTTCCGGCAGTGACTGGGACACTGGTATATCCCCTTTCTGCAGTAAACGAATATGATGTTACGTCCTGATCATCCGCTGAACTTAGGGCTGCTGCTGATTGTGCATTTATTCTTACGGTTGTGTTTTCGTTCAGAAAACAGGCTATGCGCGGGTCTCCGGTTACCACCATCGGAGTAGCAAATAATGATTTTACTCCATAAATGTTACCGATGTAATTCGTGGTGTGCTTATACGAACCGTCAAGGGCAATTGCAAATGAGTTGAACTTTGCGCTATCTACTGCTTTCACCTGGCTTCCTTCATCGTGGGCTATGGTATGGAAAATATCTGTGCTTAATATCCTTTGCAATACGAATACATTTGTTAATGCTCCTATTTGGGGGGTATCAGGGGTTCCTCCATAAGAGCCAAAAATACTCGCGATTATTTCCATTATTTTGTCCTGCGACACATATAGTTTTCCTGCAAAACTGCCAGATTGTTCAGGGTATGGCCCCATGCACAATTGGGATTCCAATCCTTCTCCGTATTCTTCGGCGCTGGTTATTTGTTCACGTTCTCCTGCAGGAGGTGAATTGGTTTCGACGTGCAATTGATCTCCTGTACTCGGCTCAACTGCATCCCCCCAATCGGTTCCTTTTTTAAATGCTACTTTATTTTGTCTTTTTATGATACTCATCACTTCACCTCTCTTTTAATTATTCCCAATTCGCTATCAACTGTTGATTTTTTACCTAATTTTACTAAATCATTCCTTATCTTTCCGATTCTTTCTTTTTGCTTTTTTGTATATTTCTGTTTTCCCTTTACTTTAGGCTGGTCATTTTTTTTAATTGGGACATCTACTTCTTCTTCTTCTTTTTTTATTTCATTTTCTTCTATCTTCATGTTCTCCTCTCTTCTACTTGATACAACATACTGAATCCGCCGGAATTATTGTAAAATTCATCCGGGATCCCTAGCTGCGTGTTGCTTGTGGTAGCATTGAAATTTTTTGCAGCGGCATGATAGATGTAATTTGGTATTTCGGTCTCAAACATGTACAGGTCAAGTTTCAACTTTGCTTCATTTACTACGTTAGGTATCGTTTTGCTACCAGCTACCGTTGCAATATAAGTACCGGCACCCTCTTTATCCCATCCGTGTTTAAAAACGAATATTCCAAAATTATGATCCTGATCTTCATACCCGTGATTATCTCTGATATCGGCACCCATATAATAAACCAAAACAAACGGGTCCTTCTTTCCCTTATGTTTGAATGCTTCGGTTGTGTTGTGAATCGGGAATACTCCATTATTTAGATATGGCAATTCAGTTTTAAGCCTGGAAACAATAGCATTCATTATATCGCCATAATCACTCATCCTGCTACCACCTTTTTCGCTATGATCGGTGCAAGCGCTTCGATCTCTCTTTTCCCTAAATCAGAAATCCCCATGAATTCCCTGGCTGGAACATTTATTTCAGTTACCGATCCATCCTCTTCGAGAATTTTTCCTTTGCCACCATCATTTTGTAATTGTGCTACATTTATTCCGAAATATGCATCGTATTTATTGAGTGATACTACCGCCGCGCTTGCAGTTGTTTGACTGATATTTATCGATTGTAATAACTGCCCGGTATCCTGCAGCATTTTAGGACTCGCAGAACCTTTGCCATGTCTGCGTCTTTCTTTTGTGACCTCCGCTAATGCTGGCCATTTTTTACCATCTGGGTCTTGTTCATTTCTGAAATGTTTTATTATATCGCCCATTGCTACATTAGCAACCGATTTGTTGAGTTCAATTCCGGTTATGATACTTTTGAAATTAAGCAATGCTTTTCCGATAGTATTTTTAGTTATTTTTATCATCCCATAAATTCCGTATTGTCACTTCTACTTTCTTCAAATAGATTCATGTCCCTTCTCAATTCCGTGTATCCGCCTTTATCTTTCTCAGCATATGGAGAGTACGAGCGCGCACCTTTTGAGCTTTTCGCACCTATACCAGGTATATCCATCTTTCCGGATGCTATATTATCAAGCACCTCTTCGGCCTTTTTGCAGTTTTCTTGTCTCCATTCCGGGCCACCACTTTCCTTAACGAATATCATGCAAATCGCCAATGCTCTTGCTATCCATTCGATCGCTGGTATTGCAATTGCTGCCAGAGGAGTTGTGTAACGCTGCCCGATTATACCATCCATTTTATTGCTTATGGTTTCGATTATTCTATCTATCCTGTCAGTATCTACCGTGGCTGGGATAACTGTTTCCCCTACGGTATCAACAACCGGAATAATCTTAAGCAGTTCGGACAGCGTTACATCATCTTCTATTTCCTGATACGTAGTATATGTTGGAGAATGTGGCATTAACTTCCTTTCTGGGCTTTCTTCTTTGCAGTATCAGTCTTAACAATTACCTCTTCTTTTTTAGGTTCGCCTGTTCTCTTCACCTCTATTAGCTTCACTCTACTTATTGCCTTTGGGGTATCTTTAATGGGGAATCCTTCAAGAGCAAACGTTTCGCCTGTATTTAGCGAATTAACGTCAACGTCTATTTCAGCAACAAATATAATTTCCTTCTTAACGTCTTTATCATATTTATTTTTATCTTTTTCATCCATTTCGTCTAATGGAACGATACGCCAATAAGGCTCTGATACCTTCGCTGTTCTTTCACCGCACCTGTATGTATGTCTTTTTTCACCGATAAAGTATGGATTCGATCTTACTATTGTCAATTTCATGGCCACTCCTTAATTGTTGATGTATATAGCTGCCTGCCAATAAGCAGGTACCATGCTATAGTATTCGCTTCCGCCATATGCCATAACATTTTTGTGGAAAAAGCTATCGCCCGTCCTGTTCCATTCAAAAATAAGATTGTGGATAACCATTTGCATAATAGGAGACAATCCGTATCCTTCGATTAGTATAATCCAATCGCCGCTGAGGGTTTCTAATTGTGCGGCAGGCCAAATGTCAGCAAAACCTTTCCATTGCCCTTCGGTTGCAGATGCAGTACCAACAGAACGATCATTCAGGAATATGTTTTTGAATTTTGTGAAATCCGTGACCCTACTCAGTATGGTAAATTTAAGGTTACTTAGGTCGCTATACAGATACTCTCCGCCTCTAATTTTCCAATTCAACATTGTGGTCATGGCAGTTTGGAAGTCAGCTACAATATTCGCCTCAGATGTACCAGTCCCGGAAATAAGGTTTGAATTGACAGCGGCAGGAGACGATCCCTTAATTGGGTGAACAGTTGAGAATAAAGGCACTCCATCTGGGCCAATGGTCACTGTATCAAGCAAAGTCCTAAACCATTTAGTATTACGAAGATCAAAAAATGTATTGACAAATCTTGATGTGCGTGTCACTAAAAACGGTCTTTGGTCAGGATCATTAATGTCATCGCGATTAAATTCACAAGAGTTTTCTACTTTATCTCCTGATATATTGTATTTTGATGTACCCCATCCCTCAAGTTGCCTCATACCTTTCCAGTCTTTTGCAGGCGCTAAATCATTTGCCCATTGCAGTGTAATCGACTGCCTGCCATTGGTCGGGTAGACCATCGTAAACTTTCTCCATTTTTGCGCAGACGCAACCATGTCTTTTACTGATTTAATTACATTAAGCTCTACCGGCCTAATAATATCTTTTTCTATATTAACTATCACGTTACGCCTCCTTAATGGTGAATGTTACATGGACACCGACTGCGTTTGTGCTGCCTCCATCGGTAGCTATCGAAATGTAATCACCGGCAGCAAGTACATTTAAGGCGGAAGGAGTAGCAGTGTCAATATCTCCTGCAACACTGGCATTGGCAACTGTTATTGCTCCATCAGTTATTGCTACCGCATTGATAGTTGGAGTCAACACAGCGTCTGCCGTTGCAATTGTCCCTTCTAATACCGATTTAATTGAAACGATCTCTCCGGCAAAAGGAGACAAAACGTAAAAGGTGCTTGCGGTAGATATGTCGGTGATATGGACAGATAATGACCTTACCTCTGACGGCAAGAGTTTTCCAACTCCTACCCATACCCAAACTATCGTGGATGATTCTACCACATGACATATACCAGCTTTGATACTATTTCCAGGATCAGCAAGCGATACTGTATTATCGTCAACAATATACAGCATTTTCCCAACCCATGCCTGTGTAGCTCCTGTGGTCTCTAATTTAGCAAGGTCTTGCATAGTGACATTTGCTTTTAAATCTCCATTTGCCCCGGTTGAATTATCATAATTACCTTCTGAAATCCCCATCACTTCAAGTCCGATGGCGTTGGCTGCTTTAACAAGATAACCGGTTGCAGATTCTATCGCAACTAAAGCACCTTGATAAATAAGAGCCGCTGCTTTCAGAGGATATTTCTCTGTTATGTGACACCACGCCTTTGTTGCGCGGTTAAAATCACTTGCTAAAGCAGTCATTATACCCTCCCACCTTCACTTTTCTGCCTATTCTCTTCATAAGCATAAAATTGGTCGACGTTAATTTCCATCTTTCTTGATTCATTATCAGTCATTTTTACGAAATCCTGATATTCGTTACCACTACCACCGCCCATGTTACCATCGATTCCAAATGATATTTCATCATTTTTGCTATCAATGAGGTCTTTTATGATATTGTACCCTTCAACTCCTGAGGTAAATCTTGCTTTTACCAACTGATTGTAGAGTGCCTCTTTCTTTTTCGGAGCAATCTTAGTGCTCCCAGCAACGTAATTAAAGATTTCAAGCCTAACTACTTTCTCATCTGCTTTCTTGAATTTTGCTTCAAGTTCCGCTTTTTCTTTACCCAATCTTTCGATTGTCTTATCTTTTTCTTCCAATGATTCTTTAAAAATAGCCATTTCTGTATTTTTTTCACCGATGGCTTTTTCTTTTTCCTTTATCTCGGCATCCTTAAACTCAATTGTTTTAGTGTACTTATCTTCTACACTGGCAAAGTCTCTTTTCATATCCTTGACTATAGCATCATTTGCCTGTTGTAAAAGCAAATTGTGCCTATCTTGCGTAATTGTTTCTGACATCTCTTTCTCCTTTTTAGTATTTTGTGTATCGGCCCTATTGCCGGGAGAATCACCACTTTGATTCGCAACAATTTGATCCTCACTCGGATCAATTTCAGAATCACCACTTTGATTTTCGCTAAAGCTGAACTCAAAATTCTCACCACTTTGAGAAAACATTTCAAATTGAGCTAAATTTTTATTTTCAAAGATAGACAGATGGTTTAACTTTAAGCCAGCCACTTGTGGCTTTTGCATACCGCATAATGCGATATGATCTATGATTACCCGTCCATCTTTAGTCCTTACAAGTCCAACTGATTTATGGTCATACAATTTTCTTTGTAACAATGGCGCTGCCTCTTCTAAAAATGCACCATTCCCACTCCATGTTCCGTCTGGCTTTCTGTATATTTCCTTCAAGTATCCCAATCTTGCTGAATTCTTTTTATCTTCAGTGTCATGGGCCTCTTTGGTATTTAATACGATAGGAATATCGGTGCCAATTTTTTTGAAATTTTCTAATGCTTTATCAAAATCCTCTTTTGTCCATTCGTCTTTTCCTTGCTTCGTATAATCGCCCTCTTTGAAAAATTCTAAATCTCTTAACGTTTTCATTATATCACCTTCAAGCCATGATCTTTTATCCACATTTCTACCGTTTCGCGCGTCCATCTTTTTTTGCTTAAATCAAATATGTAAGATTGCGCCGTAGTGGTAGTTTTTCCGATTAGTCTGCCAATAACTTGCATTATCCCCTGGGTTGCGTCAATAGTGATAGTTCTAAAACTACTTTGTATGAATTCTCCCGGGTTGCGTACTCTTGCTCTGATTGTATTCTCTTTAATATCTATCGGCATGTTCAATTATATAAACTTTTTTTAACGATTTGTCAACTATATTGTTAAAAAAAGTTTATTTGGAATATTTATTAAAGTTGTATTATAATATTCTAATGTAATTTGTAATGATAAAAATGAAAAATAAAGAAATTATAAATCTCATAAAGAATTCGATCCCATGGCTATCGGCCGGTACAAATAGGGGATATGCAACGTATTACAGAATTCACTTGACAGATGATATTTATTTCAGTTTTAGTGTCCAGTTAAAGAAATTGAATGGAATTTTCTATTTTGTGATAATGAAAGGCAATTCGGTATCAGAAATCAAGAGCTTCTATGGTATGCCAGAGAAGATTAAAAAGATAGTCGAGAGAAAAATTAGAAATTTTGGATTCCATCATTAAAAAGTTATATTAGCTATTTCTTCAAGCTTATCAGGGATTAATCCTTTAATTCTCTTATCAATATTTAGCAAATTCTGCTTACCGGTAAAATCTGAATGTACCACGCTTATCCCACCTCTTACCTTATCATCGATGATTGAGATTTTTTGATTGCCAGTCTTTAGGCCGTATGCTGAAACAGGGCCAGCACTGCACCTGCAATTGTAATCATTGGGCGGATAAATTTGAAACCAAACAGGATCATCCTTCGGAGCAATGAATCCGTCAAGTGATTCATGTTCTGATCGTGTCCTATCATCTACTACAGCCAGGTATTCAATAGCTTCAATATTCCTATCCCTCATGAAGTTCTCATATCTTGCTGAATTGTAAACGCTCGATTGATTAGTCCGGAATACAGTTTCTAAATGATGTGGCGTTAGGCTGGGAGTTCTTAAGTATCCATTTTTTTGGAATAGATCAGGCAATGTCATATTCATCCAGTCACGAAAGACATACCCGTTGTCTATTGACATTTTCAGTGATTTCTTGATTAATCCGATTGCATTCAAATCCTCTATGCGCTGCACGGAGAATGCTATTGATTTTATGTAAGCGCTTGCCGCTTTGAAAACTGCTGCCGGGATAACTTCTTTGGCTGCTAACAATTTTCTTGCAAGCTCAAATCCTACTATTCTCCAATTCACCCCGGTGATAATTGCAAAATTATAAATTGATTCTATTTTGTTAC